GACTACCGGCACTCTCAACATGGCGCCGGGCGATGAGCTGATTCAGGCGTGGACTGTCACGCCGGATACCGCGACCCTATCAGCCTTCACGCGGACCGCTACTGGCATGACGTTTGGTACTGTGGGGACGCTCGATACCGCAGCGAATACCACAGGTAACCAACTGGGGATCGGCTACATCCAGATGGCAGTGGCGACCGGTACCTCAACGGTCGCAATCACCTCCGGTGCCACCACCTCTGCAGCCGCATCCGGCGAGACGGGATTCATGCGGATCCGCGAGGGCGCTGCGATCTCGATGTCGAACACCCTTGAGGGCGGTACCAACGGAACCACCATTACGATCGCCAACTCTGGCGGGGGATCCGGGAACGCATTCGACTTCATCACCACGTCGCTCTCTGGCGCCAGCTTCGTCTACCAGAACGCAGCGGCGTTTCGCGGGAACCTAGGCGGTCGGTTGACGATCGCAGCGACTGCGGGGATCTTCCTGATCGAGCGGGTCGCGAGCCTCAGCGGATTCCAGGGAACCGCGCCGATGTATATGCGGTTCCGCGTCAGAGCGCCGAGCGCGCTACCGGCGGTCGATATCCGGCTCGGTCTTGTTGCAGACGGCGCTGGAGCGTTCTGTTGCGACGTCCGGCTGACGACGCTCGGGAAGCTTGAGCTGCGGACCGGGACCGGGACGCTGGTGGGATCCTCCACGGCGACTTACGCTGCAGGGCAATGGATTGACCTGGCGTTCGCGATCCTCAAGTGGGGCACCACCAACGGGCAGGTGGAGCTGAAGCTGTACGACTCCGCCGGCGCAGTAACCCAGACGATCACCTCCGCAGCGACGATTGACACGTTGCGATCGGGAGGTCTCAACAAGATTCAGTTCGGCGTCCTGACGTCCACCTCTAACCTGGTGGTGGAGTATGACGACACCGCACTGTCCACAACCGGCTATCCGGTCACGCCCACGCCGGTCTCGTCTACGCTTGACCTTCGCTGGCAGGTCGGGAACGTTGTTGCGTCCGATCTTGACCTGCGGTGGGCCGTCCTGGCCCAGGTGGCGGGCTCCCTGGACCTCCGCTGGGGAGTCCGCTCCACCGTCGCCGCTCCGTTGGACCTTCGGTGGGCCGTGGCCAATCAGGTCTCGGGTACGCTCGACCTTCGGTGGGCGGTGCTTAGCACCGTATCGAGCGCGGTTGATCTGCGGTGGCGGGTCTGGCAGGTCACTTCCAACGCACTCGACCTACGCTGGACCGTCCGGAACCTGGTGTCTTCTGGCGTTGACCTCAGATGGGCGGTGCGGTCCAGCGTAGGCTCCGCTCTCGACCTGCGGTGGATCTCTTACGCCCTCGCCGGCGCCGACCTGGACCTGCGGTGGAACTCTGCCGGGGCCGGAATTCCGGTCTCATCCGCGCTAGACCTCCGCTGGGCGGTCCGGAACACCGTGCAAGCCGCCCTCGATGCCCGCTGGGCGGTGCGGGAGACGGTTAGCGCTCCGCTCGACCTCCGATGGCGGCAATTCGCTCTAGTGGCAAATGCGCTGGGTCTTCGATGGGTCGTACTCGGGCTGCTGTCGGACGTTCCGTGGCCGAGCGATGTAGTCTCCAACCTGACCCCCAGGATTGCTGCCCGTGCTGATGGTCCGCTGGTGTACCGGAACGGCGCGGTGATCCGGGCGGACCTGACCGAGGAGGCGTAATGGGCCATATCAACACTGAAGGGATTGCCACCACCGGGGAGTATGAGACCCGTGTGATGCGCGAGGCCCGGGTGGCGGAGGACTACCACAACGCCAAGGTATCCGGAGCGGTCTGGGCACTGAGCGCTATGGCTGAGTTCGCCGGCGCGCAACTGCAAGTTGCAGGTCCATACGACGACACGCGATCCATCAAGCAGATGCTGGCTTGGGCGAACGATAGGATTCGTGAAGTCCAGTCCCCAGCTACGGAGGATCCCGATGGTTAAGCGCAGTCAGGAGGCGCTCGACAGACGCGCCCGTGAAGGCCCGAAGAAGAGCAGCGGCGGCAACACACGGCCAGACGCAGCCTGGATCGAAGAGATTCAGGCGTCTGGTGAGCTGCATGAGCCGGACGAGTCAACCCGACCGGCGGGATTCCTGTACGACACGCTGTACCAGTGGGATGGATACGCCGATGAGGTCAACATCGACTTCTTTGAGGCCTTCTGGCGCGGGAAGCCAACAGACGCACGCTGCAACGGAACCGCGTACATCCGCGACCTGCGCGGTGGATACATCGTCGACTGTGAGTGGGAGCGGCTGAAGCGACCGTGTCTTAGCCGGCCCTCGAAGGGCGCCATTGTGTGCCAGGTACACGGCGCAAAGATCCCGCAGGTCCGCGCGGCGGCACAGCGTGTCATCGCGGAGGCGGCTGAGGTCGTGGCGCTCCGGTTGGTGGGGCTGACGGACTTCGCGGACGAGAAGGAAAACCCCATCGCCCACAAGGACCGCATCTCCGCGTCGAACTCCGTACTGGACCGCGCCGGAGTTAAGGGCGGGACCGAAGTCGAGATCACGCTGCCGGGCTACAAGAAGGTCATGGACCTGATGTTCACCGACGACAGCGCGGATGATCCCGATGGCGAGTAAGGCTGAGCTTGATTTGGGACAGCTCATCGCAGAAGTCTTGCAGGAGCGCGGTTTCCTGCAAGATGGCGAGGCGCTGGGGGACTACCTTGTGATGGCTGAGGTCAGCAATTGGACTGATGAGGGACAGGGGAAAACCAAGTACGTCAACATAATTCCCGGTGAGTACGGGATCTCCATGCACCGGGTACGGGGCCTGATTGAGGTCTGTAGCGATCTTTTAGACGGCGACGATGAGTAGCCTGCTGCTTAACACGCCCGCTCCGTCTCGGCGGCTGCTTCGTGGCACCTGGAAGACGACGCTGTGGACTCCGCACAAGATGCAGCAGGAAATGCTGTTTGACCGGACCCGCAACCAGGTGGCCGCGTTCGGCCGGCGCGCTGGTAAGTCGCAGACCGGCGGCATGAAGCTGGTGCCGGAGTGGTTCCGGGCGATGCTTGAGATCGATGAGTTGCGGACTAAGGGGCTCCGGCGTGAGTTCTGGATTGTGGGGCCGACGTACTCAGACGCCGAGAAGGAGTTCAGGGTCTGCTGGAACGCGTTGCAGGGGCTGGGGATACCGCTGGACCATCCGGGAAGCTACAACAATCCGGAAGCCGGACAGATGCGGATTCAAGCGCTGGATGGGCGCTTTATCATCCACGCTAAATCGGCGCAGTATCCGCAGACCTTGGTCGGTGAAGGATTGAGCGGGGTGGTGTTCTCGGAGGCTGCGAAGCTGAAGCCGAGCGTGTGGATCAAGTACATCCGCCCGACTCTGGCCGACTTCGGCGGTTGGGCATTCTTCGGCTCCACTCCTGAGGGCCGCAACTGGTTCTATGACCTGTGGGAGCAAGGCCAGGACCCGGACCGGACCGACTGGGCTAGCTGGCGCGCTCCGGCCTGGATCAACCCGTATGTGTACCCGGATGGGGTTCGGCAGACTCTGCTGGATGCGGCCAAACGAGCCCGACGCGCCGGCCGCCTCCGGGAGTGGATCGAGACTCAGGAGCACTACGCCAACGATCGGGACCTGCCGGAGAGTCCGATGGGGATCGACCCGGAGATCTGGAGCCTGTTCCGGGATCAGTCGACTGAGATGTTCAATCAGGAGATCGAGGCGCTGTTCAATGAGTTCGCCGGACGAGTCTTCAAGGACTTCGATGAAGAGCTTCATGTTACGGACCAACAATTCCGGTCGGACTGGTCCACATACGCCTGCAGCGACTACGGATTCACCAACCCGTTCGTCTGGCTGATCGTTCAGGTCGATCCGCACCGTGAGCGAATGCACGTCCTGGATGAGTATTATGAGACCGGCAAGACCACCGGCGAGGCGGTTGCGGACATCAAGGGCAGAGGCCTGGCGCCGAGCACGCTGCGGGAGTTCTTCCCGGATCCTGCCGAGCCGGACCGGACCCGTGAGGTATCCCAGCTGCTGCAACTAAAAGCCGGGCGGAACACTGGGATCGTGCTGGAGGATAGGCTTGAGTGGATCCGCAGGTTCCTCAAGTCGCACCCGGCCGGGGACGGTCCACGGCTTACAGTGCATCGACGTTGTAAGAACACCATCCGGGAGTTCGGGCAGTACAAGTACCCGGAGACGCGCGAGAAGGCTTCTGAGAAGGGCCGCGCCGCGCCGGAGCTTCCGGAGAAGAAGGACGACCACACGCCAGAGGCGTTGGGGCGATTGATGAGTGGCTTGTTCGGTAGGCCCAACCGCTCTGTGAGCAATCCACAGGGCAAGATGAAGGTTAGGAAGTGACATGGCGCTGAGTCCGTACGCCACAGCCACCGCCCTTAAGCGCCCGGCTCCGCCCTACGTCACCGAGCCGGAGGACATCGAACGGGTTCGCGCCTACGGCACATATGAGGACATCTGGAACAATGTACCGGAGGCGTTCGCCGAACTGCTCCGGGCGGAGGATGACCCGCTGGCACGCCGCTACGTGCCGGTGGTGCGGGAGATCATCGAGGCCACCAACCGGTACCTGGCACAGGACGTTGAGACGACCTGGACGCCGATCCCTGGCAATCCAGAGCCGAGCCCGGACGCCATGCTGGAGTGGCGTTCGCGGCTCGATGCCTTCTGGGTTCGCGAGGAGGTGGCCATCAAGTTCATGTCCTCCAAGCGGTGGCTGCTGATCAAGGGGGACGGTCTGCTCCACCTCAGCGCGGACCTCAGCAAGCCGGAAGGTTCGCGGGTCCGCCTGACGGAGATCCCGCCGGAACAGTTCTTCCCGATCTGGGACCCGCGCGACGGCGAGCGGATCATCGGCTGCTACCTGGTATCGGTGGTGCGGGATGACGAGGACGAGGAGATTGTCCAGCGCATCGAGTACCGCAAGATTGCTACCGAGGAGGACGCGCAAGACTTTGCGACGCCGGTCGGGCAGGTGTTCTACCGGTTGGGATTCTTCGAGCAGGACGGCTGGGACGGCCGCAATCTCGAAGAGGGCGAGCTCAAGCCGGTCGAGGCTCCGGCGTGGGCTGCTGTAGCAACGGTTCCCGGTGCGCCTGATCCGCTCGCCGGGTTCCCGCTGGATCCCCGCATCACCACGCTGCCGGTCTACCGGATGCGCAACCGCCGGCGCGGCGGGATCGCCGGTCGCTTTGGAACGTCTGAGATTCAGGGCCTGGAGTCGGTGTTTGCCGGCATCATTCAGAACACCACCGATGAGGACCTGGCGGTGGCGCTCACCGGACTGGGCGTCTACTTCACCGACTCCGGCAAGTCGCGGGACGCGGCTGGCAATGAGATCGACTGGGAGATTGGTCCTGCTTCTGTTGCGGAGCTTGAGAAGGATGCGAAGTTTGGCCGGGTGCCGGGTATCACTTCGGTGCAGCCGATCCAGGATCACGTCAAGGCTCTGATTGCCTCCGCTCGCGGAGCCAACGCGGCACCGGAGATTGCGTCTGGACGTACTGAGTCCAGCGTGATGATTTCTGGAGTAGCGCTGCGGATCCAGTTCATGCCCACGCTTGCCGCCAACATGGAGCGCGAGGCGGAGTTGTCGTCCGTCTGGACGCACCTGCTGTACGACCTCATGACCATGTGGTTCCCGGTCTATGAGGGCTGGCAGCCGCTCCCCCTCCAGCCGGCTATCGTGTTCGGTGACCCGCTGCCGCAGGATCGGGTAGCGGTGGTGACGGAGGTCACCACTCTGGTGACTGCCGGGATCATGAGCAAGGAGTTTGCGGCAGAGTACCTCGCCGAGACGCTTGGGTACAAGTTCCCTGAGGGCATGGTGGCTAGCGCTGCAGCCGAGCAGCAGACCGCCCTGGACGCGGAGGGGGCGCGGATTGCTGCTGCTGCTGGTCAGGTGCCGACCGGCGGTGAGCCGGAGTGACACGCATTGACGTGTACCCCGTTGGGATTCTGGCCGCGATCCGCAGCGCTTGGCGATACCTCACCATCCCCAATCCGGGCGGGACCTTCAGCCGTCGATACTGGTGGTGGAACCTTCGCCGCGAAGGTCGGTATGTCGTTGTGAAAGGGCGAAGGGGCGACTGGAGAGCGGTGAAGAACTCCTTCAACGGCTACCTTGCAGAGCCCACGCCGTTCCCTGAAGGGATGCGGCGTTGCGGCTCCGGCTGGACTAAGCGCCGAGCGCTGAAGTCGTTGGAGCGCCATGGCTATCCCCAATCCTGAACCGAAAGACTGGGCGCTCTCCAACGCGCAGGTCCTGCAGAAGACTGACCGTGAGGTCTTGGCGATGCTGCGTGGGGCGTACCGGACGGTCAACGCGGAGCTGAAAGCGTTGGTGGCCAAGGACTCCGTGTTGGTATCGGAGGGAGTCCGGCGCGCGCAGCTGAAGCAGACCATCATTCGGCTCCAGACCGAGCAGGCAGCCATCTTCACACGGCTGGGCGACATCACGTCGGCCCGAAGGCTTGAGGCAGCCGCCCGGTCACAGCGGCTAAGCGCTGCCGATGACGCTCACCTTCTCAGGCTTGTCGGTATGGACGCAGAAGCGCAGTTCTTGTACGAGAGCGCGCTGCAAACCAGTCAGCGCGGAGTCGATGCAGCATTGGCGCGTATGGGATTGAGCGAGCTTCCGCTGAGCCAGCGGATCTACCGAACCAGCGTGTGGATGTCCAACCGGCTCGGGACACTCATCAACCAGGCGCTGATCTCCAACCTCAACGCCAAGGAGTTCGCCAAGAAGGCGCGAGACTGGTTCAACCCCAACACGCCGGGCGGAGTTCGGTACGCGGCGATGCGACTGGCGCGGACGGAGATCAACAACTCCTTCCATGCCATCAGCGCGCAGAAGTATGACGACACTCCGTGGATCACCAACGTAGAGTGGAACCTCTCGAAGAGTCATCCCAAGCCGGACGAGTGCAACGTCTTGGCCAAGGAGTCGCCTTACAAGACTAATGAGACTCCGGCTCGACCGCACCCGCAGTGCATGTGCTACATCACGCCGGTCTCGGTCGATGAGGATGAGTTCGTGGAGAACTTCCTCAAGGGCGACTATGACGACTATCTCGACTCCGAACTGGAGAAGAATGGTTGGCAGGAGCCGGAGTCTCCGCCAGACGCCAAGCCGATGAAGAAGTCCCTGACGTTTGATGATCGGTTCGACCTCGCCGCGAAGGATCACGACGCACTGGATTCGGTGCCTTGGGGTCTGGAACGGCGTCCACGGCCGCCGGAGTTTAACCAGGACATGGTGCGCGGCCTGAACCGGTACACCGGCGTCCATTACGAGAAGATCAATTCGCATCTGCGTCATGAAGATCTGAGCGCGACTGACACCGAATTCTCCAAGAAGATCATCACCGACATCGACCCGGCATTTGGAATGTCCAAGACCACAAAGGAGTCTGTGGCGTACCGGGGAATCGCGGACGGCTCCAAGCTGTTTGGCGACCGGATGAACGGCGACATGAGCGGAATGGAGTGGATCGAGGAGGCGTACACCTCCACGACCGCGCTGAAGCGCCGGACGTCACCATTCCTGAACCGGCAGGGTTTGGGGCAGTCCCTACTGATGCGGATGATCATCCCGGAGGGCACTCCGGCCATTGAAGGCTCGCCGTACAACGCGGAGGCGGAGATCCTGCTAGGGCGAGGCCGCAGGATGCGACTCGTCAAGGATCACGGACTGGACGATGAAGGTATTCGTCACATTGATGTGGAGGTTGTGAATGTCAACGCCGATGGAGAAGGTGAAGGAAAGGCAGGACGGCCAGTACAAGGCTCCGATACTCAAGGAACCGGAGCATCCGGAGCTGCCAGTCCCAAGACAGTCATCCGGCAAAAAGTAACCGGGTCCGACGCAACCCAATGATCCTGAACCGGACTGCAATCTTTGTGGAGGCGCTGTGAGCGCGGAGTTGAGTCGAGAGGTGGGGCGGATCCTCGGAAAGGCCAATCCAACCCCCCCCCACATTGCAACAGCGCGCAGAGGTCATTTCCGCAATGGAGAGCGGCGCGGAGACGATCGGAGAATTCCCCAAAGAGGTGCAGGAGTTGCTACGGGATCTGCGTAATTCCGCCAGCAGGTAGAGTTGCGCTAGCGGGCAGCTACGAAGTCCGGTACGATGCGAGGAGAAAAGCATGTCCACCCCCGAAGGTGAAGGCACCCAGAGTGGTGCAGCAGGTGCCCAGAGTGGTGCCGGGACTACCACCGGGACCAATAACGGCACCGCTGAAACCGGCACGGAAACTGGTACTCAGAGCAGTACCACAACGACCACCGACACGGTCCCCAGGGCCGATCTGGAGTCGCTCCGGGAGCGGATGAAGGCTGCCGACCAGCGGGCGTCCAAGTACGAGGCTGAGCTCAAGCAGCTGAAGGACAAGGATCTTCCCGCACAAGAGAAGTTGCAGCGCGACTTCGCGGAAGCTGCCAAGCAGGTCGAGGCTCTGAGGGCGACGAACGCCAAGCTGGCGCTCGGAAACGCGTTCCTCGCAGACAACACCTATGAATGGCAGAATCCCGCTCGCGCGCTCCAGCTGATCGATCAGAGTGGCATCGAGGTTAGCGAAGACGGCACCGTGAGTGGTCTCAAGGACGCTCTCAAGGCGCTGGCGACGTCCGACCCCTACCTGCTCAAGAACAAGACCCAAGAGGAGACACCGCCTCCGGGCGGCACGGCTCCGGGTAACAATGGCAGCACCGGTGGATCCAACCCAAGTCACAAGTCCTTGGCGGCAAGATTCCCGGCGCTCTCTACGCGGGTCCGGCGCAGCTAGCCAGGCCCTTCACCACAACCACCTTCGGAAGGAGGACCTGGTGAGTCGTTTTGACAAGTATGACCCGTTCGATGGTGGATTCCGCGCGAAGCTGAACGCGGCAATTGCGGCCGTGGACGCAGGCAAGATCCGCGCCGTTTCAATCAACACCTCCGGTCGAGTCGTGATCGGCGGAGCGGGCCTGATCGACATCCGGGGCTTCATCTGCCCCACGGAAGCCATGCCCGCCGGTGCCGCGATCGACGTCATGACTGACGGCGAGATCGGGAACGCAACGGAGACCGCAGGCACCGCATTCACCGCCGGTGCCCTGGTCTACGCGCACATCGACGGAACGGTGGACGACACCGCAGCGTCCGGCAAGGCGATGGGTTTCACGGTCGAACTGGACCGCGTCATCGTCCGTGCCGAGACCACCAAGGCCGCGTGAGGGGGTAGCTGGACATGGCAAAGGGCTATTCTGCCAAGGCGGATATCCTCACCCGTACTCGTGACGGGCAGGACCTCAACGCGGTCTGGGATTCGTACCAGGCCGCGCTGGATGACTTCAACGACGCGCGGCAGCCGCTGATCGACCTGCTCTCCTCGCGGGTCAACGGCATCGTCGATGAGGCTGGAGCGCCGGGCACCGAGCGCTTCGAGCTGGCGACCGAATTCGGTATCCCGCAGTCGATCCGGCCGGCGCCGGTGGTTACGTCGCGTGCGTACCCGTTCGACTGGTACGACCTCCGGCAGGGCTACACCTGGCGGTTCCTCACCAAGGCGACTACTCGCCAGCTCGATGCTGTCATGCAGCAGGCGCTGGAGGCCGAGAACGCTCTGGTGTTCGAGCAGGTCACCAAGGCACTCTTCAACAACGTCAACCGGACCGCGACGCTCGACGGCATCGCGACTCCGTTCACGGTGGTCTCGCTCTACAACGCGGATGGCAGCTACATCCCGCCGTACCGGGGCCAGACCTTCGCCGGCTCGCACAACCACTACCTGGGGTCCGGCGCGAACACCGGTCAGGTGGCTTTCGACCCGCAGGACTTCCTGGACCTCGCGGGCACTATCGAGCACCACGGCTTCACCCGCTCGCAGGGTTACAACATCATCTTCCTGATGAACCCTGCGGACGCGGCTGCGTCTGTCGTTCGGTACGTCCGCAACCAGGCGTTCGTCTCCGGCGGTGCGGCCACGGTCGTGTCCCTGTACGACTTCATCCCTGCGCAGGCGTCCAACCTGTCGCTCCTCCTGCCGCCCGGCTACACGCTGGCCGGTGGGCTCGCTCCGCAGACCTTCGCGGGGCTGGAGGTCGTGGGTACCTGGGGTCCGTACATGTTCATCCAGGACTACCAGATTCCGGCCGGTTACGTGGTTGCGGCTGCGGTCGCCGGCCAGTCGTCGCAGCTCAACATCGTGGGTATCCGCGAGGACGAGCAGCCCGGCCTGCAGGGCCTGATCCTCAAGCCCGGCAACCAGCAGGCGTACCCGTTGATCGACTCGTACTTCATCCGTGGTCTGGGTGCGGGCGTGCGGCAGCGTGGCGCCGGCGCGATCATGAAGCTGGATGCGACCGGCGGCGCCTACACGGTGCCCGCCTCGATGGTCTGGTAAGGAGGAACCATGAGCATGAAGGTGGATTACTCCACTCCTCTGACCCAGGAGGAGCGCGAGTACCTGGAGGCGCGCGGTGCCCACGCGGACATCGAGCGCGCCGACTCCATGAACGGCGTGGAGACTCCGGAGCCCGGTCAGGGCGACGGAACCGGACTGCAGATGCAGCCGCTGCTTACTTCGGAGGCGCGTGCCGCCGAGAAGGAGCGACTGCTGGCGCGCCTCCGGCAGATCGAGGGCGACGAGGCGGACGCCGACCTGGCGGACGACGACGAGGACCTGCCCCCGTATGAGGAGTGGTCCCTGGACCTCCTCAAGACGGAGATCGATACCCGCAACGAGGGTCGCGAGCACAACAAGATGAGCAAGACCGGTTCGCAGGCCACGCTGGCCGCGCGGCTCCGGCAGGACGACGAAGAGCAGCCGGTCTCGCAGGAGCCGGCCACTCCGACCGTCTGATTCCAACGGAGAGGCCGGGGCGCATCGTTAGGGTGCCCCGGCCTTGTCCCTAAGCGCAGGAAGGCGGAACCGTGGCTACGGCGGAAGAAATTGCGGCCTTCCGGCTGCTGATCGATGAGGGTGAGGATGCTGAGCCTTACAGCGACCTCAGTCTGGGAACCAGGCTCGATGCGGCGCTCTCGTCGCAGGCGCTGGCCAAGGAGATCTGGCTGGAAAAGGCGGCTGGCTACGCGTCGCTGGTGAACGTCTCGGAGTCGGGCAGCAGCCGCTCGATGAGCGACCTCCACAAGAATGCCCTGGCAATGGCCAAGGGATTTGGTGACGCCGACCCCACCGGCCCGGACACGGCGACCGGTCGCGGCGTGCGGATGAAGAAGTTGACGCGGCGATGATCTCCCCCGGCGAACTGAAGTCCCAGCGCAAGCTGACGTCTGCGTTCATCGCGGCGGACGCGATCGAGGTCGCGTTGGTTCGCCGGACGCGGACACCGGACGGTGCCGGAGGAGTCGAGACCGGACCTCCAGTCGAGCAGGAACCGCAACGGTTCCGGCTCTTGCCGCAGGAGGACGGCGCCACCGCTCGGACCAACGCGGACGGCGAGAGTGCCACCCCGGAGTACATGCTGCAGGGCTACTGGGATTGCAACATGGAACGATTCGATGAGTTCACGCTGGAGGATGGTCGACGATTCCAAATCGTCTACATCGACAACCGCCAGTATGAGATCAAGGGGGAGGCGATTTACCTTGGCAGCTAGTGGATTCACCTTTGACACCAGCAAATTCGAGTCTGCCAAGGTGATGGACCGGAAGCTCAATCGTGCGATCTTCGGAGTTGCCAAGTACTGGGACGGTCGGGTTGAGGCGTACATGAAACACAAGGCGCCTTGGAAGGATCGGACCACCAACGCCCGCAACGGTCTCTTCGCGAAAGCGGTGAAGCTCGCTGATGGCATGTACGCCATCATTCTGGCGCACTCGGTGACGTATGGGATCTACCTGGAGCTGGGGACGCGATACATGCGGGCTCGCCCGATCATCCTCCCCGCCATCAAGATCTACGCTCCCAAGGTGATGATCACCCTTAACAAGATTCTGGACCGGCTATGAGGGCGACGGTACTCGGGCTGTTGCTCGCGAGTGGACCGCTAACGGCCGTCATTCCATCGGAGCGTTGGTTTCAGGCCGGGAACGTACTCGACTCACCAGAGAAGCCATTCGCAGTCCTACGTTGGCTAGCGCCGGTCGCCGGGAACGCCTCCGGCAGCTTTGCGCATCAGTTGCGGGTGGACATCCACGATCGGCGCGGGAGCTACAAGCGGATCGATCAGCTGCTGGGTGGTCCGTTCCGCTCTGGCGGGGTGTACCCCATCCTCAGCGGGATCCTGGGAGTCACCGGTCCGGACGGGTATGTGGCGCAGGCTGATTACCTTGGAGACTCTGGGGATCAAGAAGATCTCGACTACAAATCGAACTACAAGTTCAGCAGCTGGCAGATCCTTGGGAGGACGACATCATGACGGACATCGACGAGACGCCAGAGCAGGAGCAGGAGCAGGAGCAGGAGGCCGGCGAGGTCGAGTACATCCAGTACCTGGGTGAGCCGGACAGCCCGCACGGCACCGCGTTCCTCACGTCCCACACCATCCCGAAGGGGGACGGGCTGTGGAAGCGCAACAAGGTCTCCGTGACCAAGGACATCGTGTGGGAGCGCGACCCGTTCGGGCCGGGGATCGGTCAGAAGGGCAACAGGATGCTCGTCCGGGTGGACGACATTCCAGCGGAGGCGTTGCAGATCCTGGAGAAGACACCGGGCTACAAGCGGGTCACCGCGTAGAACTCCGCTGCCCGGAGGGCATCAAGTTCGGCGAGATCCTGAACGGGGAGCTGGAGTTCAAGTGCCGTAGCAGCCGCTGCGGAGCGGAGCCGGGAGTGTTGGTACTCCACAGATTCACCGCAACCGGCAAGTACATCGGGACCAAGCGGTACCGAGCGATTGAAAGCAGGAAGGAGTAGTTATGGCGCTAGCAGTGCACCGCTTGCCCTACGGTTTGCGGGACATCAAGGTGGCCACCCTCGACAACGCGGGTGTGAAGGGTACGTTGGTGGATCTCCCGGCCGCACAGACCCTGGAGTTCACCGAGGAGACCGCGTCGCAGGTGCTGCGAGGCGACGACGCGGTGGTGGCACAGCGCGTCACCATCGACGCGGTCAGCTGGACGCTGGACGCCGGCGGCATCAGTTTTGAGGCGTACACGGTGATTGCGGGTGGAACGGTCAGTTCCACCGGTACCACTCCGTCCGTGGTAAAGAAGTGGCGTCGGATGGGTACGGATGCCTACCCGGACTTCTTCCTGGAGGGCCAGTCCATGTCGGAGTCGGCGGGCGACCACCACATGGTCTTCCACCGCGCGAAGGCTACGCAGATCGCAGGAACGATGCAGGACCAGGAGTTCTGGGTCTCCCACGCAGAGGGCAACGCGATCGCAACCCTGACGGTTGCGAACGTCGGCGCGGTCTGGGACATGATCGCCAACGAGACGGTCACGACGATCGTCTAGTCTCAAGCTGCCGGGCGTGCCTTTCGTAGCGGGGCACGCCCGGTTGAGAAGCCAACTCTAAACGCCAACAGGAGCACAGGATGCCAGGCGACTACACCAGCGAAGAACTACAGACTATGCCCCGCGAGGAGTTTGAGGCAGCGGTCGCCCGTGGATTCATCAGGGCCACGCCGGCGACGACGCCTCCCCCGGTGCCGAGCGCGGACGTCTGGCGGACTGCCAAGGAAGCCGGCAAGAGCCGCACCCGAGACTTCACCTGTCCGTCCGGCCAGACCTGCCGGATCCGTCCGCTGGATCCGGAAAGGCTGCTGGAGCACGGGATCCTGGACAAGATCACCCGTCTGGAAGGTCTCGCGGACGGTCTTGTGCAGACCGCCGAAGGCCAGCCGCCGGTACTCGGCAAGGTGCCGACCCGTGAAGAGCTTGAGCTGCTCTTGGATACGGTGAACATCATCGTTCCGCTGGCGGTTGAAGAGCCGTACCTATCGCCAGTCCCCGAGAAGGGCACGGCGCGCAATCCCGAACTGATCTACGTTGATGACGTGGACGTCGACGACCGGATGGCGATCCTGGAGGAGGCCCTGAAGGGTCTCAAGCAGCTCGACCGATTTCGTCACCCCTGAGAACCTGTTGCGGGCCTGGACCATGACGCGTGCGCTCAACCGGCCGTATTCCCAGATCGTTGGTATGACCGGTCTTGAGGCTTACGCGATCGACGCGGCGGTGGTCCGCTGGGGCACGGCCTTCCAGAATGCTGTCGAATCGGCCGGGGCAGACGCCAAGAACCGTCAGGAAGCCGAACGGAAAGTGCAGACCGTAATCCGTAAATGGTTGCCCAGCACTCGGCAGTATCGATAGCGGAAGGGAGCTGCAATGTCATACGACCTGGGAACAGCGCACGGCAAGATTGTTCTCGACTACGATGGTGATAAGGCTGTCAGCCGGGCCGATAGAGACATTGACAAGCTCGAAAAGAAGTCCAAGAAAACTGACAAGTCAATTGTTAGCCTGAGCAGCGCGCTCTCCAAGCTGGGGAGTGGCGTCAAGATTGGCGCTCTGGTTGCCGCGCTTACGGCGGCCGGCGCACAGGCCGCAGCGATGGGGATTCAGCTACTGGGGATGGTTCCTGCCCTGGCATCAATCCTCTCGCTGTCGGCTGGATTGCCGGCACTCTTCGCCGGCGCGGCGGTGGCAGTAGGCGTTCTCAAGTCGGCACTCTCCGGCGTAGGCGAGGCGATCAAGGCCGCATTCGATACGGAGAATCCGGAGAAGTTTGAGAAGGCTCTGGAGAAACTTAGCCCGAATGCGCAGAAGTTCGCTAAGGCCCTGAAGGGCGCGGTACCGCAGCTGAAGGCGATCCAGCAGGGGATTCAGGACGCATTCTTCAGCAACAATCTGGAGAAGTTTATCCCCCGAATTGTTGCTGGGCTGAACAGCATTCGTCCGTCTCTGAATGGACTGGCTTCCGACTTCGCCAAGATGGGAAAGGAGATTGCATCCGCGACGGTTGACCGGGATAACTTCTGGGAATTCCTGGACAATGTGATCATTAGCGTGCGGGGCAATCTTGCGAAGTTGGTTCCGGCGATTCAGCCCATCATCAAAGGTCTGCTGGACGTTGGTGGAGTCGGCTTACCGCTGATGGATCGATTGGGGACCCTAGTCGGGAACCTGGCCGCCCAATTCGGCGCTTGGATGCAGCGGATCGCGGCTAGCGGGCAGCTCCAGGAATGGATCAATACCGCGCTGGCGACGCTCAAGCAACTGGGCAGCATCATCGGGAATGTGTTCTCCATCCTGAACTCCCTCATGCAAGCCGCGCAGGCTACCGGCGGGGGACTTCTCGGCACCTTGGCGGAGATCACCGGTCAGTTCGCAGCCTTTCTGAAGAGCGCGGAGGGCGGGGAGGCTATCCGGTCACTCTTCAGCGGGATCCTCGCGGTGGCGAAGCAACTGGCTCCTTCAGTGATCGTTCTTGTCAAGGCGCTCGCTGGGGCACTTGGCCCTGCCATCGCGCGGATCGCCAAAGAGCTTGGACCACTATTGCTCCAGGTAGTGGAGGCGCTGGCTCCGGCCTTTGGCCCGTTGGCGGATGCGATTGCAGACCTGCTGATTGCCGTCGCTCCGCTCATCCCGCCACTCGCCAAGCTAGTGGCCATTCTCGCCACTGCGCTAGCCGGCGGAGTCTCCGCGCTTGCCAAGGCGCTGGGGCCGACCATCAAGCTGCTGTCTGGCGGGTTGATGGGTGCGCTTGAAGGTGTGATGCCGCTGATCCAGGAGGCGTTGATCAGGGGCCTTCCGATCGCGGCTGAGGCCGGGGTGAAATTGGCTACGGCTTTGGCCCCCTTGGTTCCGGCGATTGTCGAATTTGGAACAGCAGTTGCAGAGGCGCTATTGCCGCATCTGCCAGAGCTAACCGACGCAGCCCTCAAGCTCATTCCGCCAATGGTGGAATTGGCGACTATCTTCGCTGACCAGTTGTCGTCGGCGCTGCAAGCCATCATCCCTTACCTCCCGGCAATCATCGGCTTCATGGTGAAGCTGCAGGGTGTTGAAGCCACAGTCTTCGCAACCACCCTGAAGGTCTTGGCCGCATTCGCGAAGTTCGGGCAGTTCCTAACGACTCTGCCGGGTATCATCGGCGGTGCATTCGCGTCGTTTGGATCGACGGTTGGGAATGCGCTCTCCACCGCTTGGAACTTCATCGTCGATATCGGGGGCAGGATTGGCAACTGGTTCCTGCAGCTTCCCGGTCGCATCGGGAGCTTCCTGGCAGGTCTGCCCTCATTGCTGGGAAACCTCTTCGTTACGGCACTTGAAAGTGCTGCAAGTGCGGTAGGGTTCGGGCTCGGTCTGATCGTTGGAATCGTCACCAGGCTCCCCGGACGAATCGCCGTCGCTCTGGCAACTCTGGGCCCGGTCGTGGTCGCCAAGGTCACCGAGACGTGGAACAAGGCTCGGGACCTCTTCGGACAGGGCGTAACCAAGGCTGAGGCAATCGCGAGGTCGCTGCCGGGGCGGATCAGTCGCGCTATCGCGTCCCTAACCGGCATCGTGGCAAATCTCGCGCGGGCGGCATGGAACGGACTCGTCAACGCGTTCAACTCCGGTCGGTCAAGGGCTGAGGCGAGTGCCCGCACGCTGCCGGGGCGGATCCGCTCGGCGCTGGGGAATATCGGCTCCATTCTGGTTGACTCCGGTCGGAACCTTATCAACGGACTTATCCGAGGAATCAGCTCCGGTATCAGTCGGGTGTTGGGGATGGTCTCCAATCTCGCCAACCGGGTGCGGAAGGCCTTCAATGACGCACTGTCAATCTTCTCGCCGTCCAAGGTGTTCTTCGAGTCCGGCGTGAATATCGATGAGGGACTTATCAATGGTATCAAGTCCAAGCTGCGGGCGGTCGGGAACGTCGGTCTGAAGCTGGCCGATTCCGTCATCAAGCCAACCGTTATGCTGCCTGCGGGGGCATCCGGAGCGTTTAGCGTCGGGATGCCGTCTACTCCCCGATCGGCTCCGCAGGTGGATAACTCAGGCCAAACGTTCGGGCCTTACGTGTTGGAGGTTGATGGAAAGGTCATCGCGCAGATATCAATTGATGCGATGACTGGGGCACCTAAACTAGTGGCGGCTGCTGCTGCTGAGGGCAGACGTCAGAAGACTTGGACTGGATCAGGGAGGGCCGTCCGTGCCACGTAATGAGAGGCAAGTGCCTTCGGTCTATTTCGGTAGGCCGGGTGCGCTGGTGACGCTGCCCTGGCCGCGCGGCGACGTCGACAAGCCCTATGAGCGGCTGACATTCGACTTTGTCTCGGGAAGTGGACAGCACACGGTGCTGTCAATGCTACAGGGTTCGCGGATCTACTCGCTGAACTGGAATGCGCTGCACGTAGACAACTTCGCGTTGCTGGCGCAGTACTGGGAAGGCGCAATGGGAAGTGGACCCTGGGTCCTGGTTGATCCATCCATTCCGAACCTGTTGCTTCCCAATCAGGCGAGCGCGACCAATTCCAGCTATGACACCACCGGATGGGCGACGGAGACTGGCGCTGCGAACATGGGCGTTCTGTTCAGCAGCACAGCCGGCGGAACGCTTCAGCATAGATCCGGCGCACAACGAGCGCTTCGCTGGCAGTTCAATGTGACGCCGGCTACCACCCCCGTTCTGGTGCCGCAGCCGGCTTATCGGAACTGGTATGGAATTCCGGTTCAGGTCGGGCTGCCCTATACCTTCTCCACCTGGGCGCGGCCGGACTCCGTCGTGGACTCCAGCATTACCTGTGCTGCCAAGATTGTCTGGCTCGATGCTGCCGGGGCAGCAATCAGCACCGTGACGTCCGGCGATATCGTCATGACGGGTTGGACAAAGCTGACGGCGACCGGGACTGCTCCGGCCGGCGCGTACTATGCGCGTCCCATCTGTGCTGCTGTAGGGTCAACCATTCTGGTAGGCGCCTCGATATACGTTGATGAGCTACTGTTTGAGCAGGACAGCGTAGCCAATAGCTGGGCCCCCGGAACGGGACTCCGGCCGGTCGAGATCATGGCTCTCAGCGACAAGGTAACCTTCGAGACAAGGATGCGGGTCAACGCCTCCATGACTCTGCGGGAGCTTTCGGCATGACGGCCCTCGATGATGCAATGAACTCTAGCTCGATTGTGTTGGGGCGTCATCCGATCCTGGCCTATTGGCGCGAGACTTCCAACACCGACATCTTGACCAATCCGGATGCAGTCGGCAATCTGACCGATCAACACGATGGAACGATCACTGCCAAGCACTCGCTGGATGACGGATTGCCGGATCCGGTGACGATGACTACCGGGAACGAATCTGCAGGCATCCTCTCTGCCGGAATGAACGGGCGAGAAGGGCTAACCCTCGCCTCCTCCGGACAGCGCGCCTACAGTTCCACCGGACTCAGTTCAGCCGCTGCTACGCGGGATGTTGTGGGGCTGATCCCCAACACTGTGGGGACTGGAGACTTTCTCGTCTGTGCAGTCTTGGTGAATGATTCCAACACCATTCTTGTCCAGACGCAGATCGATCCAAAGCAGCAGTGGAAGTTCATCGGCACCACCTCAGTCGGCGCTTCGCTTGCGATGCATGTCTTCACCGCAAAATCATATAATGGCAAGGGCAATCTGATGCTGTCGTCGGATGTGCCGGTGAACTACATATCGCTGACAACAGCCTTCTGGGCAGCCAATCCGATGGGGTATCCACTGGCATGGAAGGTCACCAATACCAACCTGAACTTTGAGACATTTCTCGGGACCTCTCACACTGTACGGGCGACGCTGCAAGGTCGAGGGTATCAGCTAGGACTCTGGGGCAGCACACAGGCGGTTGGTCCGTGGTCCTATCCGTCAGGCGGATCTGAGTGGGGTGAGTCGGCGCAGAATGGCCTGGACCTGATGCTGTCAACCTCACCGTTCCGAGAGTCCGGATCTGAGATCCTTACCGGCGTGACAACCTCCTCCACCTCAGTGGCGATCCTTGGGACTATCTCCATCGAGCCATTCGCTCGTCCCCGACAGAATGCGCGGCAGTACTTCAGCCCGTTCAACGAGGACAGTCCGGTATTCGGATATGACCGAGACACTGCGGACGTGCTGGCGCAGATCCGGGTCATAACAGCCTCCGGAGCGGTTGATACGGATGTGTTTAACGGACAGATGCAGGATCTCCCAATTACGGGAAGTCGTGCGAGCCTTGAGGCTGTCAGCAGGACCCGTATCAACCTCAACAGGACGGTGACGCTACCGATTGTGTCCGGTCCGCGTGAGAACTGTGGAGTGGACTGGCTTTCCACCTGGCTGATGGCACGAGGCGGCGCTTTCGTCGGCGCAGCACCAAATCAGTACACCCGAGCCTGGTGGACCATGTATGGGTCGGTTCACAGCACCTGGGGAGCCCCAACCGACTACAATGCTGTGTTCAACTGGCAGGCGAATGCAACTCCCACCGGTAGCTATGGCACAAATCTGCCTCCGGTAGTCGTGGGCCCGAATGGATACCCGGCAATGTTTGCGCAGCAGACTGCAACCCGTACCGATGAGATCTACCTCCGACCGGTCTCTAAGCTCCACACCTATCCCGTTGATGAGTTCCCTCATCTGTACGAGAATGGTGGCACCGGACCCGTCATGGCAGACCTGCTGTCCCTTACGAATACCAAAGGTCGAATCTCCTTCTGGATCCGTGGGGACCCTGCATTGACCGCGCCGGCCTACTTGACTTCAGCCGGCGGAAACGACTGGCTATTTGAATTTCATGTCGAGGCCCGGAATCGAGACAGCGGGATCCTGGCCTGGGTGCGTGTGACATACGGTAGCAATACGCGGCAGCCTAGCGTACAGATGGGAAGCAGTACGGGCGGATTCGGATCCGTGAACCTGGGGTCCAGCTTCCAGTTGCCTACCGATGGGCAGTGGCACTTCTTTGCGTTCTGGTATGACTACGCAGCTGGTAAGTGCCATGCCAAGTTCGACGGTTTCAACATGGCTGCAATCTCCACATACTTCTTCGACAACGGCTGGAATTACACCGCTGAGCTTCCCAATACTGATGCAGAACTCCGCGCGAGCGGCGGCAAGCAGGATGTCAGAGTGATCTCTCACCTGCCGGTCTCCGACATTCTGTTTGATGCTGGGAACCCAATTCCGAATGTGGTGACGGGATGGAATGATCTATATCCTGTTCCAGCCGCGCCGGGCGGAAACGCTGTGGCCCGACCGACCTTCCAGCACATCCGAGCGCTTGCCGAAACGACTGCCGTCAACGCCTGGGACACGCTGACAGAGCTTGCTCGCAGCAGCCTATCCGCGTACCGCTGTGATGAGACGGACGCGATGAACTTCTTGCCGCTGGGGTACTTCGGAGAGACTGCACAGATGACCCCGGTAGCGGTACAGAGCACCTCCAGTAACACTGCGGAATTGGACGTTGTCGTTGACAACTCCAAGATTCGCAATGCCGTCACCGTGAAATTCCCGGATACGCGCGTTGACAGCACCCCACAGCCTGTTCTGCAGTATTCCACAGGAGAGCTGATCCCTCCGGGAACTAGCTACCTGGAGTTCCCTCTGGATGTCCCTGCGGTAGAGATTCACGGGGCTGCACTCACCGATACCGGCAACTACCTTATAGCAACGCTTGATGCTGCCACTATTACCGCCGGTATCGTTCCGAACAACAAGCACTTCATCACCGTGAATGACCGGCCCGACGCCACCGGGACAGTGCTGACGTCCTATCGCATTATCGCTAGGATTGCTAGCGTTGGGGCGCAGTCTATCGTAATCAAGTTCATGAACTTCACCAAAAAGCCAGCTTACCTAATCAACAACGCACAGCAGTTCCCATTCCTGCAGATCCTTGGATATGGGGTTCGTTCCGGGGATGGATATGTTATGTCGCGGGACACACAGTCAATAGCTGTTCGCCGTGAGCGAGGGCTTGAGACTGACCTGCCATGGGTCCAGACGCGAGACGTTGCGACTGACATGGCCGGCCTACTGGTAGGGTATCTGGCACAGCCCCGTGCAGAGCTTGGGCTAACGGTAGTGGGCGATCCGCGTCGTAAGCCGGGTCAGCTGATTACGGTTGCGGATGCAGAGGGAACGCAGGCCGATGGGACGTGGCGAGTGCTCTCGGTTCAGCACAATATCAACGGTCCGGAGTACACCCAGGACCTTCAGGTGATCCAGCAGTACCCGGCAGCCACTTGGGGTGGACCCAATGGCTGGGGCGTTGGAGTTTGGAGCAACTAGCATGACATACACCATCACCCCGCCGGTGCTTGGGCAACCGATCCCGCCTGTTGGATTCGGCGAGGCTGTCAAGGACGCCATTGAGGATCTCGACCTCAGGACTGCAGCCCTAGAGACCAATGCGCAGACCATTGTGGCCCGTGGTCGACGCACCACCAGCACCGGCAGCATCACCACCACCGAGACGGGTGCGCTGCGACTTGACAACATTCCGGTCGTCGGCGGAAAGATCTACCGAATCAGCACGTCTGCGGTGAACTTGGACACCTCAGTGGCCAACGATATCGGTTCTGTGCGGTTCCGAGTGGCCTACTCTCCCACCACCGGAACTGCGGCAACAATTGCCAGTACCCTGGTGGGGTTCATTCGGAATACCATCGATGACGCGGGATCATCCAATGTGATCCCGGCGTCCTGTTTCTACATGCCGAGCGCGGATGGGTATATCTCCGTCCTGGTGTCTGCAATTCGGAACGCCGGAACAGGTAACCTCATCATCTTTGCGGCGGTATCTGAGCCTTTCGACCTGGTCATTGAGTTCGGTGGGGATGACCCTGGAGATACTGGAGTGGTGATCTGATGCTTATCAGGTACACGGGGGATAACGAATCGGAACTGGCAGAGGCGCTCCAGCGCCTCAAGCCCGGAAGCGTGTTCGAGCCGGTCAAGCTCGAAGAGTCGGTAAGCTTCACGCAGATCTGGCCGGATGGGCAGCAGACTCCCGGACGCTGGCAGATCCGTCTGAATGACTCGTTGGATGCCGTGACTGGAGCCGTGTTCAACACCTCTCAGGCGGGGGCAGACGTACCCTTGGATGACGCTGACCGACTACTAGCTGAGGAGGAGTAGATGGCAACAAATCCCAATCCGCAACGGATCTCTGCGGCCGCATGGAGGTTCTGGGAGGAGTTCCACGCCTTCGAGCCGGCTTCAGAACTGGGCGGTATCTATGTCAACAAGCCTGGGTATCACGACTACCGGGCTGGGCTTCCGTCCACCGACTACTCGGTAGAAGAGGTAGCCAACGACCGGAAGGGATCTGACCAGTATGCGTCCGGAATAGACATCACCCTGCCGGAATCCAAGATGAAGACCTACTCGTCTCGTCTCGACAAGGCGTTTCGCGCCAAGGACAAGCGGCTGTTCATCAACGGCTCGCCGGCGGTCCGGGAGTTCATCGGAACGCTGAACGGCACCACAGTCTACTGCTACATGCTGACGGGCGGGATCCCGCAGGGTGTGGGTTCAGACTCAGGGGTGGACTACGGCCGTGACACGTCCCACCTGTGGCACATCCACCTCAGCATCATCCGCAAGTTCGCTGCCGAATGGCAGATCTTCTCTGGCCTGCTCTCGATTCTTAAGGGCCAGAGCTACACAGATTGGGAGGACGACAACATGGCCCTGACTGAGGACGAGACTGAGGTTGCCGCCGGTCGTGGTTGGCACAACCAGAAGATCGGCAAGTCGGACCTGACCGGCGGGGTGGCCGCGCAGCGGACGCACAACGCCATCACGGGCGGCACCGGCGATGAGGGCGCCCTGTTCAGGCGTCTCGACGACATCGAGCGAGTGCAGGCCGAAATCCTTGCGCTGCTGAAGCCTCCTACGAACTAGTCCCAACATTCCCAGGCCACTGCAGTCGAGTAGATATGGCGGAATATGAGTGAGCGAGCGTCGCAATCCGGTGCAAGAGCCAAGTCGACTGCCTGGGACCCTGACTCTGTTTCGCGATATGGTTTCCTTCATCCTGGGCTGGGTGTTGATCTTCCTGGAGGTTTCGCGGCCAGAGGTCCGCGACGCGGTGCTGATACTTGGCGGCTCCCTGGTGGGAGTCCCCGTGGCAGCGGTCGGAATCTCCTCAATCGCGGAGGCGGTAAGCGCTCGCCGAACTGGTACCGGTGGGGAGTCACCGTCCTCTCCGGAGGAAGCGTCATCGTCGCGACAGTAATTGCCGTGGTAAAGGGGGTGGTTTGGTGAGGCGTCGCGTAAACCTGCCGCTCTATGGGCTTATCGCGGTCTGCGTAGTCTCGTTCATCTCGCCGTTCGCCAGCGTGTTCGTTTCAGTCCAGATGAGCGATACGGCCACGGCTAGGGCGTTGCGGACGCGGGAAGCCGATCGAGTACGTGCCGAGCAGAAGCAAGCGGCAGACGCGGTCAGGGCGCGGGAGAACTCACGGTTGCGAACATGCGACCTCTTTCGGGTCTTCATCGCTCCCTTTGAGGAGGAGCCACCGGACACCAAGTCGGGAAAGGCTCTGAGGGAGCAGCTTCTGACAGAGTATCGTCGGCTTCAATGCGTACCACCCAAGTAGGTATGGAGGACGGCAATGAGTTGGAAGACGCACGGTAAGTCGATTATGGCGCTGCTCGCGGCGCTGGTCATGGCAGGAGTCGTGGCGTACCAAGGGCTTCAGGACCAGGGCGTGACGCCGAGCGAATGGGTCATGGTGACGATCGCGGTGTTCTCGGTGATCGTGACGTGGGCCACCGCCAACATCCCCGGTTTCGAGAAGGCCAAGACCTTCGTCAACGCCATCACGGTGGTGCTGAACCTCCTGGTGGCGATCATCGTGGGCGGCATCACGAGCGACGAGTGGCTGCTGCTGCTGGTGCAATTCCTTGGGGCGCTTGGTGTTGCGGGCGCGCCGGCTCCGGTTCACGCAGAGCTGCGGAGCACGGTAACGCGCTAGTAGCGGCAACGGCGAGATCGACGTAACGTTGATCTCATCGGCGCGGAGGACGCTCCGGGAAACAGGTTGGTCCCTTCGGACCGAAGCCTCCTCCGCTAGCCCGTGATCGCTCCGGGCTGGACGGCCGGGCAGCTGGGGAGACCTCTCATCTCCCGGACGTCAGCTGCCCGGCCGTTTGCGTTTTCCCGAATACCGGGACGACTACAAAATATTTTTTCAGCGAATCTGCAACCTGAAATCCCTGGTAAACACCAATTCCTACGAACCAAGTTCCAGTAGATTGGTGTTCCCTGCGCTACAAACTGGCGTAGAGTGACGTTCACAACTCCAGAGATTGACTGCGGCAAGCAGCACAGGCACTGTGAGGGCCGAACCAGGCGAGGCAGTGGAGAACGGCGAGCCTTCGGGCGGACCCTAGGACTGCGGCTTTCCGGATCTCTGGAGTTGCTAATACCGGTGCCCCGAACTGAAGGGGCGAACGAAGGGGGCCGAAATGCAGAAGCGATCCGCTCACACCGCTAGCTTCCTCCAGACCTTCCACACCGGCCAGACCACCGCCGCCCGGCGCGAGGCAGCCGGCGTGGAAGGCTCCGAGCCCAAGCCTGACCCGGCGGACGCCGCAGCCGTGGCCTTCGTCAAGACCGGCCGTAGCGCCAGGTTCGCGGACTTCACCACCGACCGCAGCTACTTCGCGGAGTACCGGGGCGTGAAGGTCAAGCACGGTGACGGTCTCATCACCGAGCCGCAGGCCAAGTGGATCGTGGGGATCGCGCTCGATTCGGACGGCATCACCGACGCGATGCTGGAGAGCTTGAAGGTCCGATTGGCACAGGGGTTCGCGAAGGCCGCTGCGGCCGCGTTCATCGACCGGTACAAGGGCCTTCCCAAGAAGGCCCGTGCGGTCGTGGCCGTCGACCCTGGCAAGACCACCGGCGTAGCGGTTGCCACGCCGGAGCCGGGCACGGTCACCGAGGATGGGATCTACGTCGACCGCGAGACCGGACGAATCTTCAAGGTTCAGTTCAACAAGGCCCAGGGGACCGGCATCCGGCTCTATGCGAAGCAGCTCACGGTGGAGTTCTCTCGCGACGGCGGGCATGAGCAGCACGCGTCCGGATTGCTGAACCTCGACTTCACCGGCGTTCGCAAGCTCCCGAACGGCAAGGCGGAGGTCAAGACCCACTGGGACTACGTTCAGGGACTCATCTACCGGATCAAGCCGGAATGGCGCCTCAACCCGGAGGACGCGAAGGAGTGGGGCGTGCTCTACGGCTCCTGCGTTCGGTGCCACCGGAACCTCACCAAGGAGGAGTCGATCGGCCGGATGATGGGCGATACCTGCGCCGCCAAGCAAGGGTTCTAGCGTTGGTGGCCGGGGAGGGACTTCCCTCCCCGGTCCGCAATGGAGTAACGTCAGTGTTGAAGAGCCGAGAGAGCGGCTCCGACCGAAGGGGCCGTTATGAGAGACTACGCGATGCTGGTGGGCCACCTCCTCGCAAAGGCGGAGAGTGCGGAGCAGCTGGGCCACACGGCGGAGGCTGCGGCGTACCAGGCCAAGGCAGAGAAGTTGATGCGGGAGTACCGCATCAGCGAGGAGCAGGCGATTGCCACCGACTTCTCGCACAGCATTCTCCCGCAGCGTTTTGAGGTCACGATCCTGGAGGGTGACGGATACCGCAGCGACTTCCGGTATGAGTATGTGTCGATCTGGATTGAGATCGCACGGCACGCCGGTCTCCGGTCGCACTGCGAGTACGTTTACGACAAGCAGGACCGGCAGTGCAAGGTGATCGCGGTCGGATACGGCTATGACGGCGACATCCGACTGGCCAAGTTCCTCTGGACCTCTGCGCACCTGGTTTTCCTCACCCGGATCGATGCGAGCGTGAACCCCAAGCTCTCCGATCAGGAGAACTGCTACTACCTCCGCAACTCCGGGATGCAGCGGAACGCAGTCGCCTACGCGCTTTGGGGTTCCGACGCCAAGGATGGCGTGGCACACGGCAAGGTCCAGAAGCTCTATCTTGCCGAGTGCGCGAAGCGCGGGGAGCAGCCGCGCGTCACCGGTCGCGGCATCCAGGTCGGTCTCTACCGGCAGGCGTACGCTGACGCGTTCGTGGACCAGTTCGGATGGAAGCTCCGGGAGGCACGCGACGCAGCCGACTCGGTAGCCGGCGCGCTCGACCTTCCCGCCCGCGCGGAGCGTATCAGCGAGGTCTACTACGCCGAATGGCCCGACCAGCGCCCGGAGACCGCAGAGGAGGCGGAAGCACGCCGAGCCGTTGCGGCCGCTAACCCTCCGGCTCCGTGCGACGGATGTGCCAAGACCAAGAGCCCGACCGGCAAGTGCCGGAACTGTCGTCCGCGCTACGCCACCGCCGGCGAGCGTGCGCGGTGGGAGCGTCAGCAGCACGGCCCGGAGGCGCGTGCCGGACGTCGCGCTGGCGCAGCCGCTGCAGACGGGGTGAGCGTGGCCCGTACGGCTCCGGAGCGCCACCAGTCGACCGACGCGGCGCCGGAGCGTACGGCGATCGGTTGAGAAGCGGGGGTGGGCCCGGACGGACTGAGATTCCCCCGGACCCACCCCGCACCACATCTAACCCGTCTAGATCCAAAGGAGAGACCATGACTGCCCGTACCGCTAAGGGAGACGTGGAAACCGCAGTAGAGAGGCTTAACGGCGCCGCTAAGGCGTTGGGGTTGGATCGGAAGTTCCGGGTGTGGTTCGGCTCCGCCGTCAACGGCGTCTCGCACCGGCTATCCGAGACGCATCCGGGGCTAGCGCACCCGACCGAGACGCCGATTGGAAAGACCTGGAGTGAGGCGCTTAACTACCTCAACGCGATGCGGCACGCGCTGGAGAGCGCCAAGCGTGACCGCGACTACCGGGCAGAGGACGCCAAGGTCGGGCTTGCCGGCCCCGGCATGGTCCGAGCGTTCCAGCGTCCGGCCGGTTTCGACCCGGATGCCCGTACGGTGACCAGGCAGGATCATACTTTCGGATGATATTTTGCAGCCCGGCGGATAGCGCAACTCTGCCGGGCTGCAGTACATATCCGCAGGTAGATGCCAATTCCTACGAAGTTGGTTATATGATATGGATTACAAAATCTTGAAAAAGTTGGCAGGTCGGTGGGTGAAAATGCTGCAATCTGGCGTAAGATGGTTCTCGTAGGGGGCACCGAGAGAGCGGGGCCCACCACCGAAGGGACTGGCCATGATGGACTTCAGCGGAATCGACTTGAACGCGACCGGCACCGTAGCGCTTCGCCGGATGGCCCGCGAGGCGGGCATCAAGGGAATGAGCAGCGCCAAGGGTGACGACCTGCGGGCCGTCCTGGCTCCGCTCCAGATGGAGCAGGAGGCCGAGAAGGCTGCTGCGGCCGCCGCTCCGGCGCCGGCCGAGAAGGCTGCTGCGGCCGCCGCTCCGGCGCCGGCCAAGAAGAACCTCTGCGGTGTCTGCGGCGTTCGCCGGATCGGCACCACCGGATCGGACCCCAAGAGCGCGAAGATGGCTGACCTCTGCGGGCTGTGCATGGACGAGGGCGGCTGGGAGAACTCCCACAACGATGAGGGTCACGGTGACGAGGAGTTCCCGGTCCGGGAAGCGCTGACGGTCGGATGCTGGATCTGCCACCCGGAGCTGAACCTGGCGAAGAACTTCACCGCCGGTCGGAGCCGCGCCGGGATGGTCATCCTCGCGAAGGGCACCAAGATCCACAAGAGCCAGACCTTTAAGGTCCACGCGGAGACCTCCGGCTGGACCGTCCAGATCTTGGGAAGCGTCATCGGTGACGGTGGCGAGGGTGACGGCGAGGAGCGGTACGTCGCAATCGCTCGGCGCGGAGACGACTTGATCGAGCTGGCTTGGAACGGCCGGGCGTACGACTACTCCTCCAGCTCCGCGAACCTCAACGGCAAGTCCCGCAAGGTCCGGAACCTCAAGGAGGCCACCCGCCTCCTGTCGGCGTAGCAGGGAACGGAGCCGGGGGAGTCGCCTCCCCCGGCTCGACCCGCTGGAGTAGACTGCCGGTAGCAAGCACCAACCGAAGGGACCAATCATGAAGCATACCACCATCAGCGTCGCCCAGCACATCGGCCAGGTCATCGAGCGCGCCGGAAACCTTGAAGTGGGGGCGGAGCTTTCCCACGGCTCGGTCGGCACGGAGAGCTTCGAGATCCAGGCGCCGGACGGCAAGGTCTACCGGGTCTGCGTCGTCCCCGTCCCGGCGCACCGTTCCTCGGAGTTCAAGCCGGACGTCAACCACGACCGATCCAAGTTCGACCCGCGCTAGTCCGAAGCTTAGCAACAATTGTCGAAGGGACCAAGATCGTGACCACGCACGTACGCAAGGGCGCCGGCCGGCCGGCTGCCACCGCTCGATCCAACCGCCATGCCCAGCACACTCCGCTGCCGCCCAAGCCGGGCGTAGTCGAGCAGACGCGTGAGGTTCTCGCCGCTGCGGCTAGTGCCCTTGAGAGCCACGGAGAGGCGCTGGACGCGCGGAGTGTGGGGAAGGCCAGGACCTTCGCCGAGAAGGCCGGAGAATTGGGCTGGACGGTCCTGAAGGAGGTTCGCGGTGGGGCCTGCGAGGTCACCGCGACGCGTGGAGCCGAGACGATTGTTCAGGCATGGGCCGGCGGTGTCTGGGAGTATGACGCGTCCGTCTATGCGTTCGGAGACCGCACCACCAAGCCTCGCAACGCCTCCGGCGCGCTCAAGCTCCTGGCTCGCTCCGAGCCGGACGCGGCGGCTGAGGCCAACAAGGTCCAGACCAACCGCCACTTCCGCCGCGCGGAGCCGCAGGGCATCCAGGAGAAGTTGGAGAAGGCACAGAAGCACCTGCCGTTCGACCCGGAGCTAGCCACCGATGAAGAGGTCTGCGGCGTGCTCGCGGGTCAGGCGGTCGTGTGGTATAACCGGATCGGCCGTTCCAACGAAAGCGCCATCGTCGGGCGGAAGGGTGCCTGGATCACGATGCTGCCGGACGGCCAGCGCGTCGTCAACTTCTGCTGCCCCGTAACGGGATTCCGGGCCTGCCTGGTGACCGCGTTGCTCAAGGTCGGGCGCGGACGGTCGGTCAAGGCGGAGACCGCATCGGTGGAGGTCTCCTGATGCGGCACCTTGCTATCGGGTACCTGCCCGACTGGGCCTGGTGGACCTACCTCTGGGTCACCGATGAGCGCGGGTGCCGTTCCCGCCGCTACCCCCGACTGCGCGCCTACCTCGCCCACCGCCGCGAGATCCGAAAGGCCCTGTGGTCCTAATGCTGAGCCACGATCTGGCCAAGGCGCTCCGGGAGCGCCGCAACATGGATCTCCGGTTCATCGTTGAGGTCTGCCTCCCCGGCCGCGATGAGACGGGCGAGATCCTTACCACGTCGCTGGCGGATGACCGGCACAGAGCGATCGGCGCGAAGGGTGATGCGCCGGAGATCCTTCACTACTCCTTCGAGGACGACATGCTGGACGTCTCGCTCGGACCGGTCTATGCCGGTGATATGGGGAGTTACATGCTCTCGCCGGATGAGGTAAAGCTTGCATTGAGGATGATGAATCGTTGGCGAGTGGCCGGGGATGCCACTCCGGAAATGTTGTCCCTGATCGACCGGATTAGAGACGCCACCCAATAAAAGAATCTTGGAATGGGTTGGGGATTCGTATAGCGGATCCCCAACTATTCGTATAGACTGGTGTGCAGAGGGGAAAGTGTGAGAGACTTCCCCCAACCGAAGGGACCGGAAATGACCCCCACCGCCCGCAAGGCCCGGAACGGACGATACGCAGCCCTGACCGTATTCGGAGCCGGCGCACTCGCCTCGCTCGCGGCCAACCTGATGGCGTCGAATCACACGCCGGTCGGAATGGTTGTTGGAGCCTTCCCGGCGCTGATGCTGCTCGGCTCGCTTTACCTTCTGGAGAACTCCACGACCCACCCGGCTTGGGTCCGCTGGGCGATCGCACCGGTCATCGCGGTGGCGGCCTGGATGAGTTACTGGCACGTAGTCGAGGTGGTTCTGGGCGCCGGCGAGAGCCAGCTCACCGCTCACCTCTTCCCCCTCATCATCGATCTCCCGATGGCGATCGCGAGCGCGGCCCTCCGTCCGGCGCCGGCGAAGCGGACCGCCCGGAAGCGCCCGGCGACGAAGCGGGCCACAACCGGCCAGACGAAGCTCAAGATTGCAAACTAGTTGGATAAAATCTTGGGGAGGGGCTAGCGCTCCTCCCCAAGTATCCCGTAGACTGTTGTTGTGCCGGAGATACCGGCCAAGACCGAAGGGACTGAAAATGACCATCAACGAGATGAAGGCCCGTCGTCGCGAGGCGAGCGCCAAGGCCAAGATCGTGAAGTGCGCCGTCCAGCACGAGGTCCTGCGTCGCGAGGTCATCCGCCTCACCCGTCAGATCCGCGAGGCGCAGGCCTAATCGATCGATCCAGAGCCCCGGCCTACCGGTCGGGGGACCATTGGAGTACGATGAGGTTTCGGCCCGAGAGAGCGGGCCACTACCGAAGGGACTTGGGATGAGCCGAGTAGTGATCGACTTCGAGACGCGTAAGGTGCCGACTCCGGCCGGGACGACCCACCGGAGCGGAGAGCCGCTGAAGATGCGCTGGCAGATTTTCGCTGCTGGGATCGTCCGGGACGGAGAGACTCATATCCTCTACGGTGGGACCGAGGAGGAACTGCTGGCGCGGATCGGCGTTCTCCTTAAAGGGGCCACTTCGGTGGTATACCGAGCGACGCGCGAATTCGATGAGATGATTGCTAAGGGCAGATTCACCAACGCCCGCCGCGCCCACGCGCCGGCTCCGTACTTCCCGGCCGTGCCGGGGGCGGATGAGTTGAACTGGTTGAACGTTCGGCGGAGCACCCCGGACCATCCGGAGCGCCCCGGAGATCAGATCCCGAGCCGCGACGTTCCGGCCGCCTGGAAGGCCGGGCGATGCGAAGAGGTCCTGGAACACCTCCGCTGGGACGTTGAGGTTCTTGCCGGGATGGTGAACCGTTGAGTCCCCAGAAGAAGGTTCGCCACCGCATCAAGCGCGGCTACATGAACCAGGGTGGCGAGGGCCACTACGCCGACTGCGCGCCCTGCGGTCATATCGGAGGTCTCTTTGTCTCGCGGGATGGAGCTACGGCCCAATATGAGGAGCACAAGCGGACCGGGAAGTCTCTCAGGGATGGGGTGTGGAAGTGACGGTCCGGATCGAGCGCGCCGGGAACCGAATCCTGCTGGGATCCGAGACGCCAACTCCCGGACTCAAGGACGCCATTCCCGGCGCGTACTTCCGGAAGGATCGCACCTGGAGCATGCCGCTCGATCTCACCACCTGTCACCTCCTTCGGGAACGGTTTGGTAAGCGATTGGAGATCGGTCCGGCGCTCACCGCTTGGGCTCGGGCGGAGAAGGCAACGCGAGCACAGCTTGAGGCCACGGCAACCGCTGCCGACGCGGATCTCCGACTCCTCCCTGCCCTCGCGCCACGCCTCCACGCAGCCATGGGTACGCGGACGTACCAGCGGGCAGCCGTGCGATACTTCGCGGACACGATGGGCCGGGACGGACGGCGACGCGCGCTCTGCGGCGACACGGTCGGACTCGGCAAGACTGCAGAGGCGATCGGCGGAGTCTTGGAGTCCGGCGCGTCCGGCCCATACCTCGTGGTGTGCCCGATGGGAGCGGTCGAACTGACATGGCGTCCGGAGATCACGCGTTGGCTCGGCGCGGACGCGGAGGTTATCACCCTCCCGACCGGCAAGGCCAAGCGGGATGACATTCTGGACCTGGTGGCCGAGAGTCAAAGCGCCAAACCTGACTCAATGGCCCGTACGTGGGTTATCGTCCACCCGGCCATCGTCCGCACCCAGACGTGGTGGATCTGCGCTCTCTGTGGAGATAAGACCCGCTACACAGCCAAGCCTGTGGATGAGCTCGACTGCGGTCACGCCAAGGACCGCAGTACCAAGACCTTCCATGACCACACGTTCCCCCAACTCTTCTCGATGGAGTGGGGTGCGCTGGTGGCGGACGAGTCGGATCAGATGTTGATCCGCAAGACGGGTACGCCGAACCTCCAGCGGCGCGGGATGGAGATGCTGCGGGACCTAGTACGGCCGGACGGGCTGCGGTTGGCGATGAGCGGTACGCCGTTCCGCTCCAAGCCGCACCAACTCTGGTCGACGCTCAACTGGCTCGATCCGATCCAATGGAAGAGCAAGTGGGGCTTCGTCCAGAAGTATTGGGAGACCGGTGGCTACTCGGGCTATGAGATCAAGAAGGATGGGTTCATCGAGGACCGCGAGCCGCTGCTGATCGATGAGCTCAAGTCGGTGATGATCCGTCGGACCCGCGAGGACGTGCGCGGAGACCTTCCTGCCAAGCTCTACCCCTCCAACGTGGACCCGGACACCTCCGGTCTCACGCCCGGCATCTACTTGCCGATGAACATCAAGCAGCGCAAGGCTTACGACGCAATCTCAGACATGGGCGAGGCGGATATTGAGGGCGGCACCCTCCGCACGATGGGTGTCCTCTCGGAGCTGACGCGGATGAAGCAGTTCGCCGGCGCCGAAGGTCGAATCGTCAATGGGGAATTCGAGCCGATCGCTGCCGGCAACAAGTTCGACTGGATCCTGGAGTTCTTGGAAGGATTGGGGTTCCCGGATCGGCCGACAACCAAGCTGGTAATCGCGTCCCAGTTCACCAAGCTACTCAAGGCGTTTGGTCCCGGCGTTGGCAAGTCATTCAACGACAAGATCCGCTACGAATTTATCACCGGTGACGAGTCTGGGGCGAGGCGCAAGCGGTCCGTCGATGAGTTTGAGGATGTGGACTCTGACCTCTCGTTGCTCTTCCTCAATACGCTCGCCGGCGGCTCGGCGATTACGCTGGACGCGGCCGATATCGAGGTGATCCTGGACGAGACGTTCGTGGATGACGAGCAGCAGCAGCTTGAGGGACGGATCGATAACCGCAACCCGGAGCGGAAGATTGTCCCCCGGTCGTATTACTACCTGCGGTCGCTGGGATCGATCGAGGAGGGCATTGCCGCTGCCAACGCTGCGGCCAAGGCTCGCGGGCAGCGCATCCTAGACGGGGCGGCAATCGCCCGGAAGGCCAGGGAACTAGTTCGATGATCACTGTCATAGTCCTGCTGCTGGTGGCCTGGCTGAGCTTCGAGCTTGGACGCCGGTACCAACGAGGAGTGCGGGAAGAGGAGTTGGAGGTCCTGGAAGCCAAGCGAGAGTTGGCAGGACGGCGCGGTACGGTTCGATTGAGGCCATTGAAGATCAGACGGTAACAGCGGCACTTCTATGTGTCGTAGTAAGGTATCAGAGTATCCCAATCCAGGGCCAGAGATCGAGGGAAGACGCAATGACTGCACCGGAAACCGAAGAGTACGAGATGGACTACACGTACGTGCTCGGCAAGGCGCCAACTCCGCTCCAGCGCCGCATGGCCGAGTGGCTCCGGTCGGATGAGGTCGGTTACGACCCGGCCGCCGCGAAGTCGAAGCTGGAGGCATTCGAAGAGGGCGTTCGGCTCGGCGTCGCGCACCGGATGAACTACCAGGCGTCCGACCACAACCGCGAGGCGACGGCCCGCGAGCGGGTGGAGCGCGAGAACGCCCGTCAGCAGGCCATCGCCCAGCGTGCGGATGCCAAGGCCCAGCGTGCGGCTGCCAAGTCGCAGGCGGCCGCAGCGGCTGCGGTCGAGGAGGCTCCGGCGGAGGAGGCTGCCGCTCCGGCTCCGGCCGCTAAGCCCAAGGGGCGCAAGGCCGCCAAGCCTGCCGCTGCGGCGGCTGCTCCGGTCGCGACTCCGGCTCCGGCCGTGGCGCGTCCCCCGGCGCGTCGCGCTCCGGCTCGGCGTGCGGGTGCCGCTCCGGCCGCCGGCGCGGTTCCGGCTCCCTTCTAGCAGGACCCCCGGCCGTCGACTTCCCCCGTGGTTGGCGGCCGGTCTTGGGTAGGTAGCTCATTGGGAGAGCACTTCTGGCAGCCTCTGCCCTCCGGGGTATGTGAGAGAAGATGGATGGGGTTCGATTCCCCACCTACCCACTTCGTAGGAATTGTTGTTTCGAAGGGACCGATCTTGAATCACACACGCGTTCCGCAACTACTGAACGGTCACGACCTCCCGGAGGTTGGGCCGCTGGAGGAGTTCTACATCACCATGCCGGAGCTTCCGGCTCATACCGTCGTCCTAGATCACATCAGGAAGCACCCTCATTCCGCGCCTAAGCCCCAGAAGTCCCCGGTGTGGGCTAGGTTGTGCGTTTGGATCGGGACGCTCGCTATGTGTGGCTCCGGGATCGCGCTCATCCTTCTGGGAGCGTTCCTCATCCTGGTTGGGATCCCCCGATGAGCGTGCCGATCCTCCGGACCTCCGAGCGGCGGGACTTCAAACGCTGCCAGCGCCGGTGGCAGTGGGCCTGGCGCGAAGGATGGAAGCCGGTCACGGCGGAGTCCACCCCGTTGTGGTTCGGGACCATCGTTCACATCTCGCTCGCGGATTGGTACCTTCCCGGGACGAAGCGCGGAGTCCATCCGGCAGAGACCTTTGAGAAGCACGCGGCAGAAGCGATGCGATCGGTGAAGGTCAAAGATGCCACCGAGGAACGCGTTGCGGAGTATGAGGATGGTGCGGCGCTCGGTGTGAAGCTGATGGAGCTTTACGTTGTGGAGTACGGGCAGGATGCCTCCTGGGACTTCATCCAGGCTGAGCAGACCTTCTCGCTCCCGGTGCCATGGCCGGACAACACCCGGCAGACCGCGTACGTGGTCGACAAGGATTCTGGCCTACTGGTCGAGTACAAAGGCACCTATGACGGCGTGTACCGCGACCTCGTGGACGGCCGGATCAAGCTGCTGGAAACCAAGACGGCCAAGGCAATCCAGACTGCGCACCTGGCGATTGATGACCAGGCGGGCAGCTACTGGGCCGTGGCTACTGCCACACTTCGCAAGATGGGGAAGATCGGCCCGACCGAGTCGATCAGCGACATCAACTACAACTTCATCCGGAAGGCCCTGCCGGATGAGAGACCCAAGGACGCAGAGGGCTACGCTACCAACAAGCCGGTCAAGGGTGACTACGTCAAGGCGTTGCTGGAGGTGACGCCGGGCTGGACGGAGGCGGACCAGAAGGCACTGCTGAAGAACACGCTGACCGGTCTAGAGACGATGGCTCGGGTGCAACGTATCAACGTACTCGGCGAGCGCTCGAAGGTCCAGCCGTCCGCTATCTTCGAGCGGCACCTAGTACATCGGACCTCCGCCGAGCGCTCCAGCCAACTCCGGCAGATCCAGTCGGAGGCGGTCCAGATGCAACTGGTACGCGACGGAGTGGTGGAGGAGACCAAGAACCCAACCCGAGACTGCCAGTGGGATTGTTCATTCTATGGAATGTGCGAGCTGAAGGACCGGCAGGGAGACTGGAGAGAGCTGGCGCGCGTATCGATGCGGCGCCAGGACCCCTACTCTGACCACAGGAAGTCTGCGGAGGAGGCCTGATGCGACTCTAAGGCTGCTGAATGGGCTACGATCCACGGAACGGACGGCATGAGTCCGGAGGATTACCTGGACTTGTGTCGTTCCTGCCATCGGAAATACGACTTCAAACCGGAAAAGATCCAAGCCGCTACCATAGCAAAGATTGGGGTTCCGAGACCTGACTTGGCGGAGCGTAATCGGGAGCGGACCGGCTGGAGGCAATCCGCAGAGACTCGTGCTCGGATCGCAGCAGGAGTAAGGAAATTTCGCCAGCAAACGGAGGAGTAGACCATGGAAGCCAAGGATTACAACGGATATTGCGTCAAGTGCAAGGAGAAGCGCGACTTCACGGCTTGGACCGTCAGCACCATGAAGAATGGTGCGCGGATGGCAAAGGGGCCGTGCCCGGTCTGCAACACGACCATCTGCCGTCTTCTGGGTAAGCCGAAGGTTGCATAGCGGCAACGGCCGGCCGGAGTAGAGTCCGATCCGAAGCGTAGGGATCATCACAGTCCCCAAGGAGGACCTGATGGAAACGCATACTCAGAGCGCTCGTGTTCAGGCGAAAGCCAAGACAAGGGCGCACGAAAACACCCGCCAGACACGGCGGCACTTTAATGGCACCGTCTCTTATTCTCGGCCGTTCGCCCGGTTCCGGAGTGGCATCCCGACCGGTACCACTCCGCACTTCAAGTTGTGGATGGCCGACCTGAACCTCAAGCGGGCGTTGGAGAACGTCCGCATCACCGACCTCGCCGCGCGGTCGATCGACGGGAACCTCAAGGCCACCTACCGCGCGTTGGCGGACTACGGCGTCAAGACTGTCTGGCGTCTTACCCGGCTGGATCCGGCGGAGATCCACGACATCAAGGGAGTCGGACCCAAGCGCAGGGAGGCGCTGCGCGCCGACCTCGCCGCGCGGAACGTCGCGGTTCGCTGGTAATGGCGACCGAGGCGGAGGGCCTGACCACCGCTGAGTTCGAGGCCGGGATGTTCGACCTCACCGGCGCCACCGAGTACAAGAACATGATGGTGTACGGCGGTCCGGGGTCAGGAAAGACGGTGCTAGCCGGGACCGTACCGGGACGGATCCTGTTTCTGGCAGGGGAACCGGGCTACATATCGGCAGCGCGGCTCGGCGCGCGAGGCACGGCCCGTCTCATCCCGGATAGCGCGACCGCTGTCGCAGCGGCTGCCTGGCTGGAGGACGGCAACTCCTCCAAGTTCGACTGGATCGTCATCGACGGGCTCGGGACGATCCAGAACAAGGCCCTGCTGAGCTATGCAGCGGAGGCCTGGGACGCCAACCCGGCCAAGCGGGTACACAGAAACCTGCCCGACAAGCCGGACTACTTCAACGCCCAGAACTTCATCAAGAGCTGGGTGGCTCGGCTGATAGACTTGCCCTGCAACACTTTCTTCACCGCGCATGCCATGTTCCCGGAGGACAAAGAGACCGGCGATCAACTGGTGTACCCGGCGATCCAGGGGAAGGGCTATGAGGTCTCGTCCTATGTCTGCGGGATGATGCACTCAGTGGGATACATGAGCCCGCGCATCAAGCAGACCGAGGACGGCCCGGTGCAAGTCCGGCGGATCCTATGGGAAATGAACAAGGACCCCAGGACCAACACGACCTACTTCGCCAAGGACCAGTTCAACGCGCTCGGGACCTTCACCGATATCGACCGGTCCACCATGATGATGCCGGAGATCCTCGACATCATCGACTCCGGGCACCAGAATGAAGCTCCGGCGAACCTGATCGTTCCGCCGGTTGCTGCCAATAAGGCAGCGGCAGGACGCCGACGCGTACCAGCGCGTCGGTAAGGCGATCCCAAAAGCGTTGCGACGCTTGGGATTGATAATGAGGAGATGAGCAATGCCCAAAGCTACATGGGGTTCCGGCGACAAGGCCCTCAGCGCGGCTGATATCGACGGAGCCGAGCGGGAAGCGCCCCGGACCCGGTACAGCGGACCGCAGCCTAGGTCCGGCACGTACCGGTTCGTCATCAAGTCGATGAAGCAGGGCGTCAGTTCTAACAACAACCCGATGATCACCATCACGTCCATCCTGGACGGATCGTGGATGCCGAACCACAAGGAGTATGACGGTTTCCCGCTCTGGGACCGGCTCCCGGTGATGGACAGCACCAAAGGACGGGTGGCAAACTTCCTGGACGCCATCGGCGCCACCGGCGAGGACCTGATGAGAAAGACCATCGTGGATGAGAACGGGTACATCACCAAGCTGGGTGACGTCGGCGATCCGGCGGGTATCATGTGCTACATCACCATCAAGCGCGACAAGCCGACCAAGCAGTATCCCGAGCCGGGGATGAGCGTCGACTTCAACGGGTACATCCCGCTGGAGGACGACGCCGACGCGGACGGCGCTGCCGGTACGGCGGACGGCGAGGACGAGCCGCCGTTCTAGGCAACGCGCAAACGAGGGCCGGACCGTGGGGATGCGGTCCGGCCCTCTCCATTAGCGGCAGTGTAAAGTTCAGCGTAGTCTGAGGTTTCTAGCAGAGGGGACCAATCCATGACGACTCTTCCCGTTCAGGTCACCGGCATTGAGGTGATGGGCGACGAGACTCTGATGCTGCACCTTGAGCTCAGGCATCGCAACGACCTGTCGCTGGAGTTCGTAGTCGATCCGGACCGGCCCGAGCGCCGGCTGCATGCGAGCGCCGAGTGGCGAACCTTCCACAACACGATGCATCGGTTGCAGCCCAACAGTTACGATCACCTCCACACCGAGGAATCCCATGCCTGACATCGAGCGCCCCACACCGATCTTCACAGTCCACAACGAGACGGTCTGGGTGGTATGCCGGACCGGAGACGGCGATTCGATCGCAGACGTCCACTCGACCCAGGATGCCGCTGAGGGCGCGGTGAGCAACGGTGAATACCCCTGGGGAGTGGAGGCTGTGAAGGCCACGCTGCACCGGCCTTCGCTACGGCCGGTCTACGGCGGACCAACGCTCATCGAGAACCTGTGGGCCGAGATGGACGCCATCATGGAACGTCTGATGACCGGTCAGCAGGCGGAGGATGGCGGAGACCGGTTCCGGGCGGAGGAGTTGGCTTGGGTCTTAGCTATCGTCACCAACGCCTATGACCCGGACATCAACCGGATCCGCCGCGAGACGATGGCTCGGTGGGAAGCAGCCGAGCGCGAGGCAGCCCTCCAGGAGGAGGCGCTGAACCCAGACCAGGGCGACGGACCGATGGAGCCTGGCGGAATGATGGGAGACGGAATCAAGTGAGGTTCACAAGAGGTCGGCGGGCAGCGATCCTGGGGTGCGGACCGGCAGGTCTGTTCGCAGCCCATGGACTGATCCAAAAGGGTTGGAGCGTAAAGGTTTTCTCCAAGAAGCGCCGTAGTGAGATGTTCGGCGCGCAGTACCTGCACCGGCCGATCGACGGTCTGACAGTCAGCGATCCGGTCGAGGTCGAGTACCGGCTGTTGGGCGGCACGGCGCAGGAGTACCGGGAGAAGATCTACGGCCCCAACAACGTAACGGTCTCCGTCAAGGTTCTGGATCCGTACCACAAGGCCTGGGACATCCGCGAGGCTTACTACACGGCCTGGGATCGGTACCAGGACCTGGTGGAGGACATGCCCAACATAACGCCGGAGTTCCTGGGAGTAACGCGTTGGGATCCTAACAGCTCGCCGATATCCAGCCCTCCACCGATCAATCCGCGCGGATTCGATGTCGTCATCAACACGATCCCGCTGCCGCAGATCTGCTACGGCAACCATGAGTTCCACTCGGCCAAAGTCTGGGCGATCGGTGACGCGCCGGCGCGCGGGACCTACGCGCCGTATCGGGCTCCCCTCAACACGATCCACTGCAGCGCCTCACCGGATGTCGGCTGGTACCGTGCGTCCAACGTGTTCGGGTACGTGACGGTCGAGTGGCCCGGCAACCGGAAACCGCCGCTGCCCGGAGTCGCGGAGGTCACCAAGCCAATCTCCACCAACTGCGACTGCTACAGCGGCCAGGGCAGCAAGTTCGTGTCCGCCGGTCGGTACGGGATGTGGCGCAAGGGAGTCCTGTCGCACCATGCCTACGAGGGAGCCCTGCAGCTGTGAAGCTTCAACTGGTGGTTATCCATACGGGGCACCGGATCCGGTACTACCAGATCCCCGCAGAGGGCGGCTGGAAGGTCGACACCGAGACGCGGCACGGCGTACCGCGCGACTTCGTGCCGCTCGACAACGTCCTGTCATACTCAATCGAGGAGGTTCTCTGATGTGGAAAATATTGCTGGGCGCGTTACTCATGTTGACCGGGGTGGTGTTGCAGATCTGCGCGTTCTTCGCATGGTCCTGGAACAACGACCACGCCGCGCTCGGCTTCATCCTCTTCGCGTCGCTCTCGCTCGGCTACGGGATGATGTTCATCAACTGGGCCGCGAGGACCCGGCGATGAGGAGCAACGGACACGGTGTACCGGTCGTGGCGCTCGACATCGATGGGACGCTCGGTGATTATCATCGCAACTGGTTCGACTTCGCCACGCGCTACTTCGGACAGTCGCCACGCGAGTGGGATCCGGAGCTTCCCAATCCGGGGCTGAAGCTGTGGGAATACATGGGTATCGAGCAGCACGCGTACCGCGAGGCCAAGTTGGCATACCGGCAGGGCGGCTGGAAGCGCTGGATGCCTGCCTATCCGGGGGCAAGCGAGCTGACCCGGTCGATCCGGTCGGCAGGAGCGGAGGTTTGGTTGTGCACCACACGGCCTTACCTCCGGCTCGATAACGTCGATCCGGACACGCGAGAGTGGTTGCGGCGCAACGGAATCGAGTATGATGCGATCCTCTTCGATCGTCTGGAGTCTAGGGGTTCCAAGTACGTGGAGCTATATGCCCAGGCCGGATCCCGCGTCGCCTGCGTGGTGGATGACCTTCCAGAGATGGTCGAGGAGGCGGCTCGGATCTGGTACGCCGACCGGGTGATCCTCCGGGATCAGCCGTACAACCAACACTTCCCGTGGCCGCGTCGAGCCTCCAATATGACGGCGCTGCGGGGTCAGGTTCTCAAGGAGATCAAGATCTGGGAGCAGGAGCAATGACCGAGGAACGGATGACGGACCGCAAGCGACTCCTGGACACCGCTGCCGAGTACGTTCTTAGGCAGCGCAACAAGTCCTATGGGGAGCCGGATGAGGACTTCCAGCGGATCGCAGCGATAGCAACGGCTCTGGGCTTTCGGTTCAGCAACGAGGACACCACGATTAGAGTTCTGACCGGTTCAGACGTCGCGCTCTTCATGGCCTGCCTCAAGCTCTCCCGGCTGGCGTGGGCGCCGGACCATGAGGACTCCTGGATTGACCTCGCCGGTTACGCGGCCTGCGGTATGGAGACTGCCAACCTGGAGCAGAAGCGACGAGACTACAACCCTTTGTTTGGCGCCGAAGATGTCTCGCGGGTCTTCCCCGACGCGGAGGAGGTCCCGGACCCTCCCACCGCAGCCAAGCCGCAATGCACCCTGGAGTGCAATACGGGGCACACCTATGTTGGAGGTTGTAGCCTCCGTCGGACTGCTGGGAACAAGTGGTCCTGATGGTCTCGCTCGCAGAGGTCTATGAGGCGTACCGCGAGGATCCCGCGTTCACACATCTCCGGCTACCCGGCCGGCCGCTGATCCCCGGACGCGGTAGCTCCACGCCTAAGGTGTTGATGGTGGGCGAGGCACCCGGAGCCACAGAGAACGTGCAAGGCAAGCCCTTCGTGGGCGCTAGCGGTGCTGCATTGCGATCCCTGGTAGAGGACGTCGCAGACCTCTGGCCGGAGGACTACTTCATCACCAACGTCGTGAAGTACTGGCCCGGACCCGGCAACCGCACGCCGGATTGGAAGGAGGTCGAGGCATCCATCCCGCACCTGCGCGCGGAGTACAAGGCGATTGGATCTCCGCCGGCGATAGTGGCGCTCGGCGGAGTGGCGCTCAGTGTGTTCCGGCCAAAGTCGGATACGCGAGGGATCCTCGCGGCGGCCGGTCAGCCGATCACGCTCTCCCCCGGCAAGACTCTCTGGCCGCTGACGCACCCGTCCTACGCACTCCGGAAGAAGGAGTACAGAGAGACTGCAGAGTACCATTGGGAGATGTTCGGAATCTGGTTCTTGAAGGAGTTCAGGTGAGGCTGCCGCCGGAGGACCGCAAGTGGATAATGCTGAAGTGGGACAAGGTCCGCGCCTCTCAGACCAGGGCTGATAAGGCCGGGAACCGCTGGAATAAGCTCAATGATGAGATCAATGACTACCTCAACCGGGAGGACATCAAGGATCTGGTGCAGCGCAACAAGATCAAGGGTGAGTCACTGCCGCTCAAGGACGCGTTGGAGGAGGGCAAGTGGCACTCGGCGGAAGCCCAGCGCCATATCGCAGACGTCCAACTGTTCCTGCGGCTTAGAGAGCTGGAGATTCTTTGATGTGGAACGACCGCATGATTCTGGATGGGTTGACCGCCGGGATCGTCTACACACCCGAGGACCTGACGGCGCGGTATGGGCCGATCCTTGACAAGCAGGTCCAGCCCTGCACGTTGGACGTTCGGCTCGGCGAGAGCTTCATCACCCATCCGGCGGAGGAGCGGACGTTTCTGGATGAGTTTTTCAGCTGCACGTTGTTGCCGGGGGAGTGCGTTCTGGCATCCCTGCTGGAGCGGTTCAACCTGCCGTCGCACGTAGCCGCGCGGATCGAGGGGAAGTCCACATGGGCGCGGGAGTTCCTCACGGTGCACTCGGCAGGTTTCATCGATGCGGGATTTGTCGGTGATATCACCTTGGAGCTGAAGAATGACGGCCGCAAAGTGCTCGTCCTCAAGCCTGGTGACATCATCGCACAGGTGTCATTCCTGAACCTAGACGCACCGGCCGAACGGCCGTACGGTTCACAAGGACTGGAGTCTCACTACCAAGGCCAGGAGGGAGCGACGCCATCATGGCGCTCAAGCGCTGGAGGTTGATGAAGGTCAACCACCATACCTTTGCGGAGGTTGAGATCACTCCGCCGGAGCCGCGTCGGCACTACTGGACCCGCAAGGGCGCACTACGTGAGCAGCAGCGCCTGAACGCCAGCATGCGGGCCTGCAAGCAAAAGTGGCGCTACTTCGTACGGCTGCGGTGAATATCAGGATAGGCAACCGAACCGTGCTTGCGGCGTTATGTCGCAAGTGCGGTAAGTTGTTTTCCGGTAGCAAGTTCGATTGGCGCGTCAGGGATCAACGCGACAAGCGCGCCTACATCGATCAGCGATGCGTCAATTGCAAGTGGGGGTACCGGGCCAAGGGGGCGGCGTGACGCGAGCTAGGCCCTGTGTTCAGGGGTGCGTCTGTGGAAGGCACAGGGGCCGGGGAGCTAAGTCAGGCAGGAAACGGAGAGAGGACCCCGGAGTCACAGCCTGTCACGATCGTGTTCGATATGAAAGAGGATGGGCAACAGAATACGATTGCGTAGACTGCACCGGAAAGAAGGCGAGGGATTGGTCTCAGATTCACGATACTGATATGCGCGATACTGCCAATTATGAACCGAGATGCAGACGTTGCCATATCCTTTACGACAATCCCGGAATGACTATGCGCGAGATCATGCAGGCTCGCCGGATTAAGAGGAGGTGATGCCTTTATGAAGTTCGTTTCGCTACACTCGCACACGACGTTCAGCTACCTGGACGCTCTGGGAACCCCAGCAGAACATGCCGAGATATCAGCCGGTTATGGAATGACCGCGCTCGCGATTACGGACCATGGTTAGCAACGTCTCCGGACATGTGCAACACGAGAAGGCGTGTAACCGCAACGGTATCAAGCCGCTGTTTGGGGTCGAGGCATACACTGCGACCGGCACGCAGGAGGCGCGGAAGTTCCATCAAACGATCCTTGCAATGACCCAGATCGGACTCTCCAACCTCTATGGAATGGTGACTCAGTCCTGGAAGGATTTCTACAAATGGCCAACGGTGACGGGGCAGAACCTCGCGAAGCATTCCGAAGGGCTCATTGTGACGTCCGGGTGTGCGGACTCCCTGTTGAGCTGCTCCCTGCTTGGAGGCAAATCGATCGCGACGGAGGATGCTTCGTGGGAACGTGCTCTAGACGTAGCCGGCCGGTTCAAGGACCTGTTGGGAGATCGGTACTACCTGGAGTGCCAGATCTTCCCGGAGCTGCCCCGAGCGCTGGAGCTGAATTCGGCGTGGGAACAGCTTGGTACGCAACTGGGAATCCCGTTGGTAGCAACGTGCGACGTCCACACTCCGAGACCTGGCATGCACGAGGTGCGAGCGACAATCCACGCCGCCGGACGCGGAGCCAACACAATCGCGCAGCAGATGGAGGGCTGGGAGTATGAGGTCCCGGACTACATTCCACGCTCTGACGCGGAGGTTTATGAGCGGCTGTGTCGTGCCGGGCTATCGCCATCTGCGGCGGCCCAGGCATGCCGGAACACGGCCGCCATTGCCGAGAGATGCAACGTAGTCCTGCCCAAGGCCGACCGGTTCCGCTACCCCGCGACAAAAGAGGAGATGACATGGCGCTGAACTCTGGAAAGGGCATGTTCTCGCTACCGGCCCAGAAGCCGGCACGGAAGTTCTACGCGCTAAGCCGGCTCAACGTGGACGCTGTCTGGGAGGAGTCCATCCAGTATGACAGTTTCGGCCGGGGGAAGATCCTGGAGCACATCCGAGCGATTTCGCCAGGACGCCTGCGATCTGAAACGCCAGAGGCCGGATGGATCGATCTCACCGGCAACATTTGCGGAGGGCAACGTAATGGCGCCCGTCCGGTCTGGATCTGGGGCACTGAATGAGGTCCACGCTCGCCAACCCGACTGTCACCCCTATTGAGCCGGTTGAGCTGCTCTGGGCTTGGCTGCGGGAGGGCTGGAAGTACCGGGTGTCGCAGGGGTGGGACCCCGCGCGCAACGGGACGGACCGCTACGTTGCGCAGATCAAGCGCGAGATGGACCTCATCGTCTCTAAGGACTTCGTCAGCTACTTCCTGATGGTGTCGGACGGAGTCCGCTGGGCTAAGGACCATGAGATAGCGGTCGGCCCAGGCCGGGGCAGCTCCGCTGCCTCGGTTGTGTGCTGGCTGCTCCGCATCACCGAGCCGGACCCGCTCGACTTCCCGCTCACCGACTTCTCGCGCTTCATCGACCCCACCCGTGAAGACCTCCCGGACATCGACGTAGACATTGCCGATGACGACCGGTCTAAGGTCCGGGACTACTTCGTTCGCAAGTACGGCAACGACTACGTGGGCAACGTCGGGACCTTCACCAAGTACAAGGGAAAGAACTCCCTCAAGGACGTTCAGGTGGTCTGGCGCGGCAACCAGGGGCCGGCCTTCAAGAGCGACATCGAGCGGCTGAAGGGCATGCTGGTGGAGCGGTCGGGCGGTGACTCCCGCGCGGACGCGGCTCTGATGGACACGATCGAGATGTTTGAGGGTGCGAAGGAGATCTTCACCAAGTACCCCAAGGAGATGGGGATCGCAATCCAACTGGAGGGCAACTACCGACAGATGGGCGTGCATTCTGGCGGACTGGTAGTCGCCTCTGAGCCGATCACGGATATCACGGCGCAGTACACCCGAGTCATCAATGGCCGGGAGATCACCGCCGTAGCGGTCGACAAGTACGACGCCGAGTACCTCAACCTGATGAAGATGGACCTTCTTGGGTTGACTACTATGGGAATGCTTGCGATGGCGCTCCGGTTCGCCGGGCTCCGTCTGGAGGACCTGTACCGGTTGCCACTGGATGACCCAGCGACGCTGGCAGCCTTCCATGCCAATGACGTCATCGGCGTGTTCCAGTTCGAGGGCCGGGCCACCCGGCTCGTGGGCCGGGACCTCAAGCCGGAGAACATCTTTGAGCTGATCGACGTCAACGCGCTCTCACGCCCCGGCCCGCTGTTCTCGGGCACTACGGCGGAGTACATCGCGGTGAAGCACGGCAAGCAGGAGCCGGTACCGCTACACCCGGTCATCGACCGGATCGCGGCCGGTACCAAAGGTCAGATCATCTACCAGGAGCAGATCCTCCACGCCCTCGCGGAGTTCGGTGGGCTATCCGTCAAGCGGGTACACGAGATCCGCCGGATCATTTCCAAGAAACTGGGCGAGGCCGCGTTCAACAGTTCCTTCGATGCGTTCGCAGACGGGGCCGCCAAGCTTCACGGCGCGTCCCGTTCCCTTTCGCAGGAGGTCTGGGGCCGGGTTGTGACGTCCGCATCCTATGCGTTCGTCTACTCGCATTCGTTGGCATACACTGTGATCGGGTACTGGTGCATGTGGATGAAGGTGCACTACCCGTCCGCGTTCTACGCGGCGCAGCTCACCAAGATCAAGGAGGAGAAGTGGCCCAAGCTGATCCGGGATGCGGAAGCGCACGGGGTGAAGGTCGAGGGCGTTGACCTAGTCCACTCCGGCACCTCCTGGACCCCCACGCCGGACGGCCGGGTTGTGGCCGGTTTCATGCAGCTCAAGGGAGTCGGCGCAAAGGTCTGCGCAGACATCATAAGGGACCGCGAGGAGCGCGGCCCCTTTAGCGGCGCATCAGACCTGGAGCGCGTCAAGGGAGTCGGACCCGCGAAGCTCGCGGGATTCTGGGACCAGGTAGCCAGCGACGATCCGTTCGGCCTGATGCGAGTGCAAATGTCGCTCGACTCCGTCCGGGTCGCAATCGCCGAGCGCGAGATCCCGCTGCCGGTCCCGAACGCCAACAGCGACAAGATCCTGGACCTGCCGGGAGATCAGCGGATCTACTTTGTGGGGATGGTGAAGCTGAAGGAATACAAGGACGTCATCGAGGATGAGAGGTCCCGCACGGGTGACGAGCTAGATGTCATCCGTGCCCGCCTCAAGCGGCCGGACCTTGCAACGTCCTGCACGCTCCACACCTATGATGACGGAGGCGAGGACGTCTATGTGCGGATCAACCGTTACAAGTTCCCGGAGTACCGCAAGGCGCTGGAGATGCTGCGGGAGAACGTGGATGTGATCTGGGTTGAGGCCCGCAAGTCAACCGGTGGGTTCGGAGCCTCGATCTACGTGGAGCGGCTGATCGTGATCGACCCGGAAGATGACGATGATGAAGATGAGGATTAGCTATCGGCAGTTGATTCCGATCCGATAGTCTCAACACCTAAGGAGGGACCACATGAGTAGATATCCACAACGCCGCTATTGGGACGGCCGGACCGTCCACGTCACAACCCTCAACGCCGAGCGCGAACGTCGGAACGTTGAGATCGCGTTGACTCCGGATACCGCCGGTCATCTGGCGAACCTGCTCCGGTCCCAGACGGGACTGGGCAATCTGCTTTCGCCGCTCCCGGAGGGACTCCACGAGCTGATGGTGGCGCTCGACTACGTTCTGGTGGCCGACCCTGCATCCGTTGCGGCGCATCGGCGGATGGAAGCCTCTAAGGGCATGGATCCGGCGGAGGCTTCACGGGACCACACGTACTGGCCGACGCAGCGACCGGGATGGGGCGAGGAGTTCCGTTGCGGTTGGTCCAAGAATGGCAGGATGTGCGGTCTCACCGAGGACGAACACCCGGCGATTCGGGTACCGCGACCGCTGCGGATGACGGACTCGGTGAATCACCCGTTCGTAGAGACTGCGCGCGGCCGGTGCGCTGCTTCGGGGTGCTCGGCTCCGCCACAGGAGCACGAGGGATGGAACGACACGACCGATCCGGGCCTGCGCATGTTGCGCAGGAATCCGGTGACAGAGTCCGGGTACCCACTCGGCAACAGAGGAGAGTCCAATGGGTAAGGGCGGAAATCAGCCAGGAGACTGGGGAGCACCGGGAGGTTGGTCGGTGCCCAGTGGTCGTGGCGGAAGAAACAAGCCCCCACGCATCACCTACCACGGCGGAGCGAAGGGACCGGGTAGCGGCTGCGTCGTGATCGCGTTGGTACTCCTCGGATTGCCGGCAGGTTTGATTGTTGCTGCAGTGCACGGGATGGGATGGCTGTGAAGACGCTTAATGAGCTGATGGATGAGGTCCGGGACCTCAATCTGATTCAGGGCTGGCGCAACCCGCGCGAGGTCGTGACGGTGGACCCGGATGGGATCCCGGTCGGCAAGGCCCTGGTTCACACCTCCATGGTGGAGCTGCTGGCGCTGATCGGTACCGAGTGCAGCGAGGCCATCGACGCGTACCGTGACTACAAGTTGGCTGACATCCGGGGCGATAACGGCAAGCCGGAGGGCGTGCGGTCGGAGCTGGCTGACATCTTCATCCGTCTGCTGGACGTCTGCGACATCTTCGGGGTTGACCTGGAGATGGAGTACGAACGCAAGATGGCGTTCAACCGCACCAGGCCGTTCCGACACGGAGGGAAGACGCTCTGATGGGGCGAAAGAAGCCAAGTACGTACGGACACGGCCGCAAACCTCCACCGGTCCCCAAGTACCCCAACACCGGTAGCAGTAGCACCGGATCCCGCGCTATGGTTTGGGCATCTCTGGCCATCTTCACACCGCCGGCCGTCGCGTTCCTCGCTGCGGTTGGTTACGTGATTAGGGGCGCGATGTGACCTGGACCCTGTTCTTTCAACTATGCGGACTGATCGTCGTCACCGGTCTGGTGGCAGTGGCGATCGTCCAGGAGGCCAAGAAATGACTGGAGAACTGGTGCGGGCTGCGGACGCCGCACAGTACGTCCGGGAGCCGATCCCGGAGGAGCAGCGTGGGCAGATCCGGGTGCGGCTGCTGAACGCCACGCCTGACCCGCTCGGCTCGATCGCAGCGCTCTGCGAGCAGTACAAGGGGCACGTGATCCGCGCGCTCAGCGAGGTCACAGACGAGCAGCGCAAGTCCTGCCTGGACGACATGGGCAAGACCGTCCTGAACGGACCGCTGGAGGTGGCGCAGTTCCACTTCCAGATCGAGGGCGTGACCCGCTCGATCACGCACCAGATGGTGCGCAGCCGGGCCAGTTTCTTCGCGCAGGAGTCGCTGCGGTTCGCAGTCCCTGAAGGCGACTGGGCCGACGAGATCCCGTACCCGCCGAGCATCGCCGGGCCGCAGGATACCTCCGCGACGGAGAACGCTCGCGCGCGGTGGCGTGAGGCGATGATGAACGCGCAGCACGCCTACGAGGACCTGCTGAATATGGGAATCCCTGCTGAGGAGGCGCGCGGGGTGCTACCGCACGACATGCCCACTCGGATCCACTGGGTGTGCGATCTGCGGACGCTGCTCGCGGAGGCGGGTAAGCGGACCTGCACGCAAGCCCAGCAACCATGGCGGATGATCTTCGCAGGGATAGCGAACGCCCTTCGAGAGCGCGGGCGTCCGGGCACCTCCGTCATGTATCCCAACGCTTACGGAGCCAATCCGGACGGATGGCAGTTCATGCTCATCGCGGACAAGCTTCGGCCGGTGTGCTACCAGACCGGCTCCTGCGGCTTCATGGCTGCTTTTGACCGGTCCTGCAAGATCCGCGAGCGGGTAGGGATCCTCGGTAGCGAGGGGGCCGGACTACCTTCGGACACCTGGCATAACCCATACCCAGTACACGAAGGCAAAGCGCCCATCAGCATTCAGTCCTGGGAATGGGCTGCTGACCCCACGGCTGCCCGGTCATGAATGAATGGCGTCCGACTCGATACCGGGGATACTTCGCCAACGCGGACGGCCAGATCCTCGGCCGGTCCGGGAAGATCCTCGCGACCAAGCCGAACGCCAAGGGGTATTCCGGCGTCTCGATCCATGCGGACTGCTTCCGGACTCGCGGCTTCCGGAACGTCTCTGTCCACCGCCTGGCGTGCGAGGCGTTCCACGGCCCGAGGCCGGTGGGGAAGGTCGTTAGGCACCGAGACGGCAACCCCTCCAACAATTCCGCAACCAACCTCTGCTGGGGAACCAACTCCGAGAATCAGCGAGACCGGATGCTGCACGGCACAGATCCTCGCGGCGAGAAGAGTCCAGCTGCGAAGCTCAGCAACGTGCAAGCGCGCGAGATCCGGGCGAAGTATGCAGCTGGTGGATACTCGCACCGGTCGTTAGGAGAGGAGTACGGCGTGAAGCCGCAAGTAGTCTTCGCGATTGTCAACAATCGAACGTACCGAGACGCATGAACAAACGCGCTCGCTTCGAGCGCCGGGCAGCGCCCAGTCCGTCATTCAACAGAGGATGGCGGCTGGGCGTCTCCATCGGTGCAGCAGTTCTTATCGTGGCCGTAGCGGCCTTGATCCTTGTGATAGCAGGGGAAGTGTGGAATGAGTACTGAAGACACAGGAGCGTCCAAATCAGACGGTCGGGAAGACTCTCCCCGATCGCCGGTTGTAACGCCGATGCCGGATGGATCGGTCCACATTGACTCGATCGGACCCGGAGAGACCGTGTTTCTTCGACCGGAAGGGACGGCCAAGTTCGTGAACGATGACGAAGAATACACCCCGGACGGTGCGGGGAGTTGGCACTACGGATGGCACTACTCCGACCGCAAGATCCCGTTCCCGTGGGGCCTGGCGGTGTTCTTCCTGGTTCTGTTCATCCTCGCCGGGCTCGGGATTGCCTGGGCCGTCCAATCGCTCGGCTTGTTCTGATGGAAGAGGTCAAGCGCAATCCTATGGACTTCGGAGGTCTTCAGTTCACGCTCCTAACGAAGCAGGAGATGGCCTGGAGGATGTGCGCCGCAAAGGGCTGCGGATATCCGGGCGCGATGCAGATGCCGCAGCCGCGCCTCTCCAACGAAGCAGTGAAGTCCTGGAGGGTGCTGTGCAATCGGCACTTCATCCAGGTCATCTTCCTGATGGACGCGTTCCTCGGAGACCCCTCGCCGGCGACGGAGGCGCAACACCTCGCCGATCAGTTGGGTCTTGTGGGAGACCAGTTTAGGAATTGGAAGCAGGATGTAACCGCAGTCTTCAACCCGGAGTTCTCGCACTGTTCGAAGTGTGGAGGGGGTTGGGTTGCGGAGCAACAGGGAATGTTCAGCGGACGGCGCTACGTCCACACCTGCGGAGTGACCGTGCGTGATGCTAGGGGGCAACGATGAACGAAGAATGGATTGACCCGGACTCTGCACTTGAGGCCTGGGGCAGCGAAGAGGACGCGTCGGCATACCAGGTGCTGTCGATCGATCCGGGCGGTACCACAGGATGGGCCATCTTCTCGGTACACCCTGACGCTATGGGGCCGGAGGAGGACATCCGGATAGCCGACAACGTGGAGTCCTGGACTGCGGGGGAGTTCACCGGCAGCCAGGACTCGCAGTGCGACGCGATCATCGATCTGGTTATTCAGTGGCCGTCCGCCCGATTGGTGACGGAAGGGTTCAAGCTCCGCCAACTGAATGCAGAGCTGTCACCGGTCGAGATCAATGCGGTGTTGCGATGGGCCGTTCGGCCTAGGTACTGGGTGGTGCAGAGTTCAGCGCTGGCTATGGGAGTGGTGACGGATGACAGGCAGAAAGCGTGGGGGTTCTGGGTCCCAGGCAAGCAGCACGCGCGGGACGCGGTCAAGCACAACATTACATTCCTCAAGCGGGCGAAAGAGCGCGCGATCCTCGCCGGCCGGGCTGGATTCAACGGGAAGGCATGAGACCTCGTGGATCCGGGTCGGGATGCACCCGGCTCGAATGGTGTGGGATCTCCGCCTGTGCGCGGAATGCCTTGGCTTCGTTGACGATTACCGACACACCAAAATGGGTGCTTCGGTGAAGGGCGTATCGTTCCGGCTACGCCTCCGTTAGTAGATCGGATCGATATCATGCAGCAAACCATGGTAAGGCCCCGGAAATCGGGGCGCGCATATATTGGGCCCAAGGCACAGGCTAACATTCCACAGCAGCAGATGGACTGGATCCTTGATGAGGCGGAGGCGCGTGGAATCCCATATGCTGACATGATGCGGGAGGTTATCGCTACCGGGGTATCCGTGCTGCGGGGTGCCCGTTGACGCGTAGGCACCTCCAGTCGGTGAAGGCCGCACCGGAGGTGCATCCGTATGCCTTTTCCGCGTCGCACTACTTCGTTGCCGGTTGGTCGCCGCTTCCGTTGCCACCGGGCGAGAAGTCATACCCCCCAACGGGTTACACCGGCGGTAAGGGCCGGAACGCCGAGCCGGAGAAGGTGGATTACTGGATTCGCACCAAGCCAGACGGCAACGTGGCCCTGCGTATGCCGCCCGGTCTACTGGGGATTGATGTCGACGCATACTCCGGAAAGGACGGGGCGCAGACGCTGGCGTCTGCAGAGGAGGCATGGGGAGAGCTACCCGCTACCTGGCGCAGCACCTCGCGTCAGGACGGGGTAAGTGGGATCCGACTATTCCGGATTCCAGAGGGGCTGCTTTGGCCCGGTCAGCTGCCTTTTGGTGGAGGGGTTGAGCTTTGCCGCTGGGACCACAGGTATGTGATCGTTGCGCCGTCGATCCACGACAAGACCGGCGAGCAGTATCACTGGTTCGCCCCGGACGGCACTCAGACTACCGGCGCAGCCGAGCAGGACGGTGAGTGGGAATTCCCTGCGCTGCATGAACTTCCGGAGCTGCCGTCCGCATGGGTGAAGGGCTTGACCTCCGGAAAGAAGTGGGTCCAGCGCGAAGAGGACGACCTGGATCCAGCAGAGGTCCAGCAGTGGATTCTGGATCGTCCCGCCGGAGTCATGTGCGAGAAGATGCAGAAGACCCTGGACCTGTGGATGGCCAAGATATCCGCCGCAGGGGAGGATGGCGGAGCGCACGACGCGGCTCGGGACGGTGCCTGGGCCGTACTGCGGGATGCAGCCGCAGGGCACTCCGGCGTTCAGGCGGCACTCGGGAAGCTCAAGCCCGCGCACAAGGAGGCGCTGCGCAATCGACGGCCGGAGAAGTCCGCACAGGAGTGGGACTCCATCAAGGCTCGTGGCGTCCGGAAGGTCGCGGCGGAGGGGCCGACCGATGACGATGACCCCTGCGTTATGGGGGAGGTGTCCCGCGCGCCGGCCCGACGCAACCGGGGTTCGGAGGGGATGGACTTCGAGCGGGATGATATCGCTAATGGTCAGCGGTTCGCGCTGCAATGGCGTGATGAGGTCCGCTGGGTCCCTGCCTTCGAAGCGTGGTACGTCTGGAACGGCAAGGTATGGGCTCCGGATCTCGACGAAGAGATCCGCCGCATGGCCACCAAGACGGTGCGGGGGATGAAGGCGGAGGCGGAGTTCATCGAGGACGAGAAGGTCCGCAGTGCGTTCCGCAAGTTCGTGTCCTCCTCCTCCAACGAGTCCAGGCTAAACGCTATGCTGCGGATGGCGCGGACCAACAAGGGTATTACCCGTTCGGCCGAGCAGTTCAATCAGGATCGTTCACAACTGGTCTGCTCCAACGGGACGCTCGTGCTCCCCACGGAGTTCTCTGGGGAGCAGGTGCGGCGCATTCCGTCCCTTCAGGAGCACTACAACACCGTGCAGACTGGTACAGAATACGTTGCATCGTCCCGCCTACCGGAGTGGGAGAAGTTCCTGGAGCGGTTCCAACCAGACGTTGAAGTCCGTTCGTGGCTGCAGCGGCTCGCCGGCTACTCGCTGTTAGGTGCCAACCCCCGGCGCTTGATGGTGGCGTGTATTGGGGACACCTCAACCGGCAAGACCACCTTTGCAGAGGCAGTTGCCGGAGCGCTCGGAGCGTACGCGGGATCCGCCAACATGACCATTTTCCGCGACAATCAGGACGACAAGCCACGCCCGGATCTGCTGCGGGTGCTCCCCATGCGGTTCGTATACGCAGAGGAGGCTAGTCGGAGTTGGCACCTGCATCCGGACCAGATCAAGCGGATTACCGGTGGGGCACCGATGACCGCGCGGGGGATGCGGTCCAACCTCTACATGGATACAGTTCCCGCGTTCACCCCCTGGTTGGTGACGAATCACGCGCCAACTATCGAGGGGGCCGACGCCGCGCTGTGGCGCCGGCTGGTGGTTGTGCCCTTTGATGTTCAGATCCCTAAGGCGGAGGAGGATGCGCGCTTCGCGGCGTCGCTCGGCTCCCCGGCGGGACGCGCAGCCGTTCTATCGTGGTTAGCGGAGGGTTACCGGGCCTATCTCGCGGACCCGGACTCGCTTCAGGAGATCCCGATGGGGGCTTTGGCAGCTAATGCGAAGTTCCGCGCGGAGGTCTCGGACATGGCGGTGTTCCTGAATGACGTATGCGAGATCGGAGAGCGGAATGACTTGGCTTATCGAGTGACCCCGCAGGACCTCTACCAGGCATATCAGGCCTGGTGCACTAATGGAGGTGTACAGGCAAAGGATGTGATGTCGTCCACTAGGTTCGGTCGCGAGGTTAACGGGGAGCATCCCAAGAAGACCTACAAGGAGGATGGCAAACCGAAGTGGTATCGGACTGGGATCCGGCTTAGGGCGGATTGGGCTCGGGTTGTGGCCGGCGGTTAGGAATGTTTACTATAACGCTCAACCCAGATACTGAACCCAGATACCGGGGCGTTACTGATGGTAATTGTTGTTTACAGAAGGGGTCCGGTATCTGGGAAGTATCCGGGAGGTCTCCGGGTTGAAATCAAACCCAGATACCAAAGTTTTCCCTGGTCAAAGTATATATAAGTAGTAGTAGGTATCTGGGTATCTGGGTTAGTAGTAGTAGTTAGAGTTACTAGTAACACGTCTTTTATACGTCTCGTACGTACGAGGTCCGATGTGACACCGAAACCCAGATACCCAGATACCGATCGAGGAGAGTCGATATCAGTGAGAGTCTGTTGCTACTGTGGAGTAAAGCGGGTTGAGGCCGTCATGGCGGCTCGGGTGAAGGTGGCGGATGGACCGGACCTTTGCTTCTGCAGTCCGATGTGCGGTAAGGAAGTTGCGACGCGGATCGCGGATGCGATTGTTGTGAAGGAGGGACGGTAATGTCAGGAGATGAAAGGAATGCAGACCAGTGGCTGGAGTCTGAATTTGGCCTTGGATTGGGGTTTATCGATCCGGTCTCTCGGGCTGACCGCAGTATGCCGCCGCACCAGGAATTGGCTGAGATTTATGCGGTGCCCAAAACGTTCGATGGGTCGTCTGAGGCTGGGTTGGTGAGCCCGGAAGAGACGCCGGTCCCCAAGCTGTTGCCGGGTGAAGTGGAGGAGGATCGTGACTAATACGTTCGATGTGGATCCTGTTGATGAAACAATCTCCATTCTTCCCGGGGACTCGGATTGTAACCACACCTGGGTTGCGGAGGAGTCTCGCGTCCGGACTTTTGGAGGCGTTGACGTAGATCGAGTAAAGACTTGTGAGGAATGCGGGGAGGTCCGAGAAATCCGATGACCAAGGCAGCGCCGCACCCGGTTGGGCGACCGACCAAGGCAACCAAGAAGTGTGACGATCTGGAGGTCCACGAGGAGCACTATCACGGCAAGGGCGCATTCGAGAAGTACTGTCCTGGTCTGAAGCACCGCAGTAAGCGGCGAGGTCTGCCGCGTCCGCCGCGCCGTGATAGCCGCAACGCGACGAACGGGGGAGAATCAGCGAATGGGAAAGTTTCGGATTGACGCGCAGGGGTTTGCGATCTGCGCGCACGGCCGCGAGGCGGAGTTGCCCAAGGAACTGTTCCTAGGTCTCCAGCACAACACCTGGGTCATGCGGACGTTCGGTGAATCCAAGCAGGCCTGCAGTTGGCTTGCGGAGCAGCCGGAAGAGCGACACGTGTACCGGATCGACCCGACCGTGCTCGCGGAGCTGGTGTACGTTGAGCCAGTCGAGGCCACATACCGTGAGGAGCGCCTCGATGGCGGAGATTGAGATTGACTCGCAGAAGGGCCAGAAAGCGTTGCTCTATCTTCGGACGCCGGACGGGCAGGACTGGGTAGCGGCAGCGGTCCTATCCGACATGACGCCCATCGGGCCGGAGACGCTCGCGACCGAGCCGAGAGAGATCAACCCGGGCGAGGACATCAAGCTGATCAACTTCGTGGTGGTGCTCGAATGAAGTCATCGAGCAGGTACTACCTGTTGTCGTTCCGGGAGTGGGGCGCATGGAAGTCGCTCGGGTACCGGATCTGGCACCGGACCCACAACCGCTGGCTCGATCTCCGCGCCAACCTCGCGGGAGCCTGCAACGACGACGGGTGGATCGAGGCTGAGCAGGACTACGCCGGATACTCGCATTGGCGCTGCGGTAAGGCGCGCGGCCACACTGATGGTCTGGACGCCTACAGCGGAGGGCAACGTCTGCACCGGCACAACAACTACGTGTGGGAGGATGGCCAGACCTCCAAGTACGTGCCGATCCCGGTGGTGAGTCTCGATGAGCACCAGCGGACGATGGATCAGATCCTGCCCTTCCGGCGGATCACCACCTACCGACACGGCATCGACACGCTTCGGCGTACCCGCCGGCGAGCGGCCATGTACGAACGCAAGTTCCAGGAGCGCCGAGCGGCAAGGCTCGGCTGATCCGGTCTCATTCGCCGTCGAACACGGATGGGGCACGACGCTGGGCGCCATGTCCAGCGCAGAGAAGGGACAATGGAATGCGAAAGTTGTTCGTGGCGCTCCTGATGGGCGCGCTCACGCTGGGGCTCGGAGGCTTAGCGGCTCCGGCCCAGGCTGCGGCGTTCGATATCAGCAATCCTCCGGCGCGCTACAGTGCGGCTTACGAGAAGTCGCACACGCTCAAGGGCGTGCAGGCCCCCAAGGGCAAGCTGGGATACAACCCCAACGCTCGGCTGCTGACTGGCCCGTACTACTTCTATGCGGGTGCAAGCCAGTACCTCGCGTCGACTGAGTCGGCCAAATCATACGGGGCCAACCTGCACATCCAACTGCCGTACATGGACACCACCAACGACTCGCACACTCTGGGCGAGATTGCGGTGCAGTCTCACGACCAACAGCAGGCTGTGGAGATCGGCTGGACGCACGACTTGGTCGTCTGCGGTGCCGGTAACAGCCCCTGCCTGTTCGCCGGCGCGTGGAAGAATGGTGTGTTCCTCGGGTACAACACGCAATTCGTGGACTGGGCGGCGACCGCAATCAACCTTGGCGCTACGCTGCCCACGGGCACGCCCAAGCGGTTCCTGGTCATGTATGACAGCGGCGTCTGGTGGGTGGCATACGACTCGCAGTGGATCGGGTACTTCCCGCACAACACCATCTGGGGTGCGGCCCCTGGCGCGCTGACGTTCGACAAGTTTGGCGTAGCGCAGGGGTTCTATGAGGTCGCCACCAAGACGACCGGCGACAACACGCCCTGCACCGACATGGGGAACGGTGAGCAGGGCAACTCCGTCGCTGGCACCTCAGCGCGGGTCGGCACCAGCGCGCTGGGCGGAACCCTGCCCGGCGCGATTGCCAACAACTTCACCGGATTCAGTTTCGGTACGGAGTACACCCACAACACGGTGAGCGCGCAGACGACGCGCGCTGGCGGTCCGGGCTACAACGCTGCCGGGACCGGCGTGGGATCCATCGGCTCCTGCTGACCTAGCAACACGACTGGCCGCCGTAAGCGGCCACCCTTCAGTTGTGAGGAGATTTGGTGAAGTGGCCTACGTACCCACCAAGCGGTGCACCAACTTGGAGAAGCACGAACCGCACCCCTGGATCCAGGATCGGGTGTTCAAGCGCGAGTGCCCCGGCCGTACCACAACCAAGTTGCCCTCGCGCGCCAGACGAGACCAACGCTCCGGTCCAAAGCGAGGTTCCTGAGAACCGGTACTAGCCGCAACGCTCTCAGTCCGGGAGAATGGCTCTCAGCGGAAGAGACCAACCGAGAAGGGACCTCATGAGCAACAGCAGGTTCGACGAGCTGTATGATCAGCTCCGGTCGTGCATGAACAGCAACGCGTTCGTCGGCGAGGGCGCTACTATTGGGGAAGCGGTTCAGGACGCGGTCAGGAAGGCCGGCGCGGCCTGCGGCCACAAGGAGTGTGCTCCCGGCTACACGGACATGACGGACCTGACGGCCGACAAGGCGCTGGAGCTTGCGATCGGCGCAGCGACCGCAGCACAGAACCGCATCAGCGACAGCACCGACGCCAGCGCTTCAGTCAACGGCAGCATGCTCGACCTCACCACGGCAGAGGCCTGTCAGACGCAGTCCCGACTGTGGGTCAAGATCCACGACCGGCTGCACGCCAAGGAGTCCCGCAACGAGGGCAAGACGGCCTGGATGCGGGAGCAGCTGAAGCGCGAGGACGACCTGGCGCGCCGGGCGGAAGATTTGGATCGGCGCGAGAACAGTCTCCGCGAGGACGAGCACAACGCGACCATCAACGGACTGGACGACCGAACGGCGGGTTAGGATCTCTCTGAAGCGGGCGTGCTCAGCGTCCATGGGAAATCTGCGGTGGGCCCCCGTCGCAGACGTGATCGGAAGGTCGGTGGACCAACTGAGAAGTCCGGGGTTCGCACCCCTGGGCGAGGCGCGGAACAAGACCCCACTAGGTGAGGTAGGAGTTCAGCAACCGGACGCGGATGCTGACTGGGTTCGATTCCCAGACGCGCACGGCAAGCCGGCCCGGCTAGCCAGGTGATGTGATGAAATCCAGTTGGCATCCGGATACGACATCGGACCTTGCTGGTCACCGGACGGTAGGGTGGAAGCCAACCGTGACGCATCGGAGAGACGATGGGGGAGGGCGGCTGGTGTATCAACCCACCAGCCGCCCCAACCAAACCGGAGGAACGAAGGGACCCGCGATGACCTCGCAGCGACGACTGGCCTATGACCGCCTAGAGCGCCGGATGAACCACACTCCGCGCCATGGAGTCCGAGTGCGCCGCGATCCGCTCCGCTGGCTCCACTCGGCGCTCCGCAGCACGGGAGACTTCCTCTGGGGCGCGTTCCAGCCGATCGCCAACGCGGTCTAGTGGAGCGAGCTGAGGTCAGGCTTTGCAGTTGTGGCCGGCCAACCGATAAGCGTGGTCGGACCTGCTGCCATCCGTGTTGGGTCGGGATCGGAAGCCACTCTGCGTTGTGCTGCAAGCGATACTGTGCCGTACCCCCAGATGACTTCACCAGGAGACTCCGGCGCCCGTCATGAACATCCGGGAAATGCTGGAAGTTGCACGCCGGGGTGGCCCCGCCCGGTTCTCTGAATACGGGGCTTAAACTTGGTGCATGGTTAGCTCACGAGGTGGGAAGTACGGATTTGTGTACCGGTCCCGGCACAAGGCGTATCGGGGCATGGCCAAGACCGGACTCAGCAAGACTGCGCGCGCTCGGATCGCCAACGCCGGTAGGACACACGCCGCGCGCGTCCGCATGGCCAAGAAGGCAGCCCGGACCCGTAAACGACACGGCAAGTAGGATCGGCTCCGAGCGAGAGGAGCAAGCGAATGGCGACTGCCCAGGAAGTCACACAGAATCTCTACGATGAGCTGCGTACCAACATCTATCTGCGGCGCCGGGTGGGGTTCGACAGCATCACCACCGCCAAGGCCGGTCCGCGCAAGAACAGCGGCACCGTCCTGTCGTTCGTCAACCAGGATGGCCAGACCGTCACTATCACCACGACTGTGGTCTAGCCGCAATCGGACGTATGGGGTTAGGGTCGCTGGATGACGCAACCTAACCCCGTACGTACGCTGGAGTCCCACGGAGTCATCGATCAGACCGGGGATGACGGCAAGGACTGGTCTACCTGTCCGAACTACGATGGCGCCGAGCACCAAATGCGATCTATCAACACCAACTCCCGGTACGTGCAGTATGTCGAGCAGTGCTCGACATGCCTATGGATCGATCCGGCCAGCCTGACCTGGTGGGCAGAGAACGCCATCAAGGTCAGCATCGGTGAGCGCGCGCAACGGATTGCGATATCGACGACAACCGAGCCGTTCGCCTTCGCACAGCCCCGCTCTGAGGACCTGGACCTGGATGAGATCCTGGGACAGGCGCTCGGCGCGGCTTCAATGTGCTGGGTCGGAGGCACCGGCGACCGTGAGTTTGACTCATCCCGTGCCAGGGCAATCTGGGAGGCCCTGAAGCGCGAGGTCGGGCGGTTCAGTTCGATCGAGCACAAGGAGGTCCAGGACCTCATGCACGAGCAATACCTGCTGCTCTGTGACAGTTCTCCGGAGGAGAGTTCCAGCGCTGACCAGAGGCACCTCTGGCACGCAAAGTTCCAGAACCTCAATGATGAGTTCCACCGGCTTAGCGGCAACAATCCCGGGCGCGCTACCGTCAAGGCCGACGCAACGACCGCCCAGGAGGAATCATGTACGCCGCAGAGCACGGATGGCCGCCCGTAGAACAACCGAAACGCAGGCGTACTTGGCCCTGGGTGCTGATAGGGCTCGTCGTGCTGTTGGTACTCGGCTGCGCCGGCCTGGGCGCGATCATCGCTGGCGGTGGCCCCTCCAACAACGGGATCGACGGAGAACCCTCTGGGAAGCTGTCACGCCATGTGGCCGGCTCCGGTCCGGTCGCCAAGCCCAAGCCCAAGCCCAAGGCCAAGGCCAAGGCCAAGACGATCGGCGAGGGGCTGTGGCTGGTGGGCGAGGACGTGCCTGCGGGGCGCTACAAGACGTCCGGAGCGCGTGACGAGTCGATCCCGCTCTGCTACTGGCACGTGGCCAAGGACGACACCGACAACACAATCCTGGTGCAAGGGCTGAACGATAAGCCCGGCGAGCAGGGTCGGGTGACGCTGAAGAGCGGCCAGTACTTCAAGACCTCCGGGTGCGCCGACTGGGTGAAGCAGTAGCGCTCCACGATAGAGTTGCGGGATCGGCTGAGGCCGGTCCCGTTTCGCTTGGAGGGATTATGGTTGCTGTCCAGGACTTCGTGATACCGGCCGGTCAGACCCTGGAGTTTGTGGTGGACGTTCGGGGAGGTCCGACCGACCTCACCGGTTACGTGGGGTCGATGATGATCCGGGAGCTACGCACCGACGCGGATCCGCTCGTGGTGGTGGATCCGTCCAACATCACCGTCAACCCGTTGACCCGGCAGGTGAAGGTTACGATTCCGGGCGACCACACAGAGGATTATGACTTCAGACGCGGAGTCTATGACCTGGTGATCACCGGACCGGGCGGAGACGGGTGGCGCCTGGTTGAAGGCCGCGTCGTCACCAATCTCGCAGTAACCAGAGGAGCATAGCAATGGCAATCGTCGCAAGCGACATCAAGTACCGGCTGTCCGTCGTCACGGCGAGCGCCGGCGACACGCAGGCCGGTACCCCAGCAACATCGCTGGGTGATCAGGTGGCGACTACCGTCATCACCGCCGCGTCGCTCAACAACCTGTTCGATGACGTGAGCGGCGCCGAGGCGGCCGCAGGAGACGTTGAGTACCGGTGTTTCTTCGTCCTCAACGATCACGCCTCGCTTACGCTCACCACCGCCACGGCCATTCTCACCTCACAGACGGCCGGCGGTGGGACCATCGACTTCGGTCTGGACCCGGCAGGAATCACCGCGAAGGGCGCTGCGGGCGCGCAGGCCGCGACGATCGCCAACGAGTCGGCTGCTCCGGCCGGCGTCACCTTCAACACCACCAACCAGTTGATCGGTAATCTGGCACCCGGTCAGGTTCAGGGGATCTGGTTGCGGCGCACGGTAACCGCCGGAGCCGGAGCCGTCAACCCGGACGGCGTCATCATGACCGTGCAGGGCGACACACTGCCGTGACCATCACTCGGGTTGGAGTTGGAGCGGTAGCGCACGGCTCCACCTCGATTGCGCCTGCCTACCCGGCCGGCTACACCGCTGTGGCCGGGGACCTCGCCGTGATCGTCGTGGCTTCCGGCCACACTACGGTTGGCACCATTCCGGCCGCGTCGAACTACCAGAGCGTTGGTACCGCCGCGCACACCGGCGCCAATCCAACGTTCGGGCTCGATACCGGCCCACGCCGGATCACCTTCCTGATGGGGCAACTGGCCGCATCCCAAGCCGCTCCAACGGTTACGCTGGCGACCGGTAACGTCCTCTCAGCGTATGTACTGATCTACCGATCCAGCGTCTCCGGGGCCAATCTGCAGGTCGCTACAGCCTTCGGGGCGGACGATACCTCTGCAATTGGCGTATC